CCGATGGACTTCATCTTCTTCCTCTTTAGTCATAAATTCTTCTCCTTTTGTTTTTTTGGTTTATTATTTGTTCTTAGTTCCTCATTTTTAATAATAAGAAAAGTGCTGCAAAGATACACTTTTTTGCACAAAACCAGCGGAAATGAGAATATTTCTGTGTTAAACTTTATAAAAAGTAACAATCTGAAAGTTCTGTTACCAAATTCTTGTTACCATTTTTTAGTAACAGAAACATTGTACTTTCAGATTATTTTCGTAACTTTGCGGCAGAAATTAAAACATTAAGATTATGAAAAAGTTAGAACCATACGAAAATCAAATGGGATACCTAGTAGGTGGCAGCAGATTACCATCTACTCCTGGAGAGATGGAGTTGGAACACAAGTGTAATCCATATCCTAATGACAGAATTGTAAAGGTTGGCGATACTTTCATGCCTTATGCACTCGCACGTTTGGTAATGATACAGAAACAAGGCGGTCACCATGAGTAACCGCCTTGTCTATTCTTATCCTTCGAGCAAATCAACTATCTGACCATACCCACCTACAGCCATCACAGGACAGAGTATCTTCTTGATAAGGATAATGTCCTCGGCTTCGATGTCTACGTTCTCAGCATCCTTGCCTATCTTGCAAGCTACCCGATAAGCACGCAGCTTGTCTTCACCCGATAGCTGCATATTCTGATTGTCTATCACCTCGAAGAGTACCTTACCTACAATATCGCCAATAATCTGTGGCTTGAAGGTTTCCTCTCCATTCTCGTTCTTAACTGGTGATACTATCACCTCACCCTTCCAATTCTTGAAAGGAACATTGAAATTCTTTTTCATATTTCTTACTTTTTAATAATTACTTTCAAAATTCAAATACCATCCTTTACTACCTAAATAATAAAGATGAATTATTTCGTATTTAGCTGTTGCTGTAATATTAGCATGACCATTTCCTGTCTGTATTACCTTACCGCTAAAATATAAATTTGCATTATTTCTTATAATAACTAGTTCGCTACCCTCTTCTAGTCCATCGTAATCGGCAGGACATGTTATCGTTACTTGTTGGGTATTGTTCATTACAACAAGTCCATATCCTTCACAACAAACATAGGCAGCATTAAAACCTTCTGAAGCCTCGTATATAGCTCTTCTGAAGCCAGCATAAGAACCAAATCTTGCCCAAAATGCTCGTCCAACCCCTAAAGAGTCTTGGGAATCTACTATTATACCTGCTGTACCAGTTGTTCCCATTGAAGAATGACCTTCTATCCAAGCCTTTACATAAAGAGGATTAATGTAACCATCAATCTTTGTTTCTGTTCCAATTCTGACACGTCTCATGGAAGTTGCTCCTGCAATATCTCCGCTAGTACTATCATCTTTTCCTACGACATCTATCAAAGTCTTGCTAAGTTTTATACAAGATGTATATTTCGTAACATCTGGGTCGGCGGTAAATGTTCCACTTACAAGGCAATCTCTGAAAGCAGGAGGTGAAATCCAAAATGGTCCTATCTTTCCGCTATTAGAGTATAAATCTCCAAGGCTAGTCACTCTAAAAGGCGCATTCTTTGCCAGTTCTGCCCCAAGCCATAAAGGGCATTTTTCGTTGCCAACTATCGCGTCTGCTTTATCGAAGTTACCAAAATGACCTATGATATTTGCACCTTCCGAACTCCTTGCATAAACATGGTTCACGTTGATAGTCTCTGCATCAATAAGGTTAGCATTGAGCTTCCCATTGACGAACATACCTGCCTCTACGTATTCGGAGCTTTCGTCTTTTCGTGTCAGCACTTGTACCTTATCGCCATAGAGCTTTACTTGATTTGTGGTGATTTCGATACCAGCCTTCTTTAGCGAAGCCTTATCTACCAGGTCGGTCTTCCGCTCTGTGAACTCGGTCATGTTTGCACCTACCTCCAACTTAGGCTGACAGATGTATACCTCGCCCGCATGATTGAGCTGTAGATACAACTCAGTAGGAACATGCCCGTAGAATCGCATGTGACCCCAATATCGCTTGTATTCTGTAGTGAGCTGAGGTATCAGTATAATTAACGCATAACGGTTTTTAAATGTATCAATAATACGCACATCTGCATTGACGGAATCTTCACTAAGCAGATAATCGCCATCTACGCTATTGTCGCATAGCGCATACAGACCGATGTTAGCCGTACCCTTTGCTAAAAAAGAGAACATGTAATCAACACCGACCTCTAATGATGGCTTAAATGTCATAATGCTAGGTGTAGAGTCTGCATTTGTATTGTTGATGCGAAGGCTCATGCTATCACCATAATATGAACGTCCGTAGTCAGGCACATTGCTTGCATTGAATGATTTAAGACTGCCGCCAACTTCGAGGGTTCTGGCATTGTCTATCATGTTGCCACCCACGTAATCATAATCATCTTCTGATAGCGTCCAGCCTCCGTAGGTGTCACCCTCTTCCATCATCGGCTTGCAGATATAGGCATTGCATGTAGGATATTCAGTCGCACCATCTGCCTTCGGAACAATCTTCGTATTGCTCCAGAAGTTAACGGCTAAGTATTCGGTTGCATCTGCGTTGTCGGTATCAAGCACACAACTGATTTTCTGCCACTTGTTCTTTTCTGTAACCTTGAAAACCTCGTTTTTTGCTCCCTTCGCATCGGCTCTGCTCTGCTGATTGATGCTCTTCATGTAGAGGCATTCGATGTGAAATGGCAATTCTAAGTTGTCGCTCTTTATCCAGCAGGATATGACATACTTCTTACCCTTGATGATAGGAATATTTGTAACAACACCATTTCTCTGCGTAGAATCCCAAAAAGCACCGATGTAGTTGCCGTCTCCAGTTCCAGAATACTTATCCGAGCTGTGTATGCAATTCACGCCATCCAAGCCTGAATTTATCTCAATACGGGCTGACGGGTGAATAAATACGCTGTCCTGGTTGAGGAATGCACTATTCGGGAGCATATTTCGCCTGCCAGAAGTCTTGGAAAGTACTTCTAACTTAATATTCGCTGCGGTCTGCTCAATAGTAGATTCTACAGTCTTCAAGTCAGCCTTTTTGTTAAGTTCTGCCGATACATCATCATACTTGTTGCTGATTTCTGTGTACTTATTAATGTACTTTTTATTATCTCTAATGAGAAAGTTAGCATAAGTATTGACGTTAACAGAAAACGGAAGGTAAGCACGATATTTTACACTATCTACAATAACAGAAACGTTCGCGCCGCCCGATGTAGCAGGAACTTTTACATCATCTATGTTTGATGATGTGATTCCACTTATCTTCACTTCTGGCTTATTGGTTGTAGTGTTAACAAGCAATGTCGCACTACAATTATCGCCAATTTCCGCATCGTTATCCCAATCGGTTTTATATTGCAATTCGGTTGTGCCCCGATACACCTTAATCTCAGCACTCTTTTCAGCTTGTTTAAGATTACCATTCTCATCTGCATCGAACACAAGCTCTGCTGGCGAGAACACGATATTGATAGCGTCCTTGCCATCCATTCCGTCCTTCGGTTTCTTTCCGATTCCTAAGCTTGCTGATAAGTGAATATTTTTATCACCCATACCCTTTTCCTCCCTTTAATTAAATGTTAGACAAATAAGATTCCATCACATCGCTAGCAACGATCTTGGCTTTCTTGCGCCATTCCTGCATAGCATCATACTCAGCTTCATGTTCCTCATCATCGGCATCAAGCTTCTTGCCATCCGCAATTTTTGCAAGATTAGCGAAATGGTTATTGATGATAGCTTGCATCTTGTCGCTAGGGTAGGCAGCAGACACAATCGCATCAATAACCTTACCACGTTCCAATGGTTGCTCTACACGAACGACATAGGCTGAAAATGCAGTACGCTTTAACTCCTCGTTATCTGTGCCACCGCTAGCCAATTCTGTAACATCAACGTCAAAGTTGATACGGATGCTCTTACCCTCATACTCCAATGTCTTAGGAGCGTTATCAAAAATAGACTTTACCAATTCCATAATAATTACATTAAATGAGTTATACAATATTAAAAACCAATCTCTGGAGTCCAATCCGGACGGACTATCCTGTAATCGGGATTTCCTACGCCTGTCATGTTCCAATTAATAAATTTCCAACCCTTCAGGGGAATATGCTTATTCTCTACGAACCATTGCAGTTGCTTTTCGAGATATGAGTTGTTTGAGCGCATCTTGTATGTAACACCGCCACATTGTACCTGTATGAGGTTAGCTAAACCTTTCTTTCCGTATTGTGACTTTACTCCAAACTCTACATCTAACACTGTCATTGGCTGATTGAGTATCATGCCAATATTACCCTTGCGTCCTTGGAAGATACGCTTACCATCGGCATCACGTTCTTCAAAAGTTGGCATCTTGAAATCATCAAAACTATCCATTTTTGTTGTCTGTCTCCACAGATTAAAACCATCACAATGCATCAACCAACCTTTGTAGCTCATCGCTACTCGGTATTTTCTCATCGGGTCTCTTAAGTTGTGCATTTTCTTCTTGAATTTCTCCTTCATGCGTTTTCTCAGTTCTGTATGATTGAAATAAAATCGGTAACCAACATAATCGAGGAAATGCGTATCATCAATTATCTGCATTCCGATATTGCTATGCAACTCCTGGTGCATCACATTGTGTGCGTATTGCTTGATGAAGTTCACGGCTTTCCAAACTTCCTTCTTATTCTTGCCAAGGATAACTATATCATCACAATATATTTCAACCTTGACATCGAACTTAGCACTTACGATTCTACACAAGATACTCATAAAGAAGTTGGTGAGTGTCTGAATAGGATATAGACCGATACCCAAACCTTGCGGCAGGGCGAAGATAACTTCATGCAGCAGTCTTCTTATTCCCTTATCAGTAAAGAACGCACACAACGAATCATATATGACGAACTGGTCTACATTATGATAGAACTTGATGAAGTCAAGCTTGACGAAGAATATTCTGCCACACCACTTATTTTCGTCTATCCAACGTTCCGTCCTTCGTTTTGCGTATATCATTCCACGACCTTTGACGCTAGCTCCGATCTCTATATAGAGATACTTTACAAGAGGTGGCATAAGAACCTGCATCAATCCATGCTGCTCTACATGGTCTGGGTAGTATGGAAGTATAAGTAATCGTCTTACCTTACCACAAGGGCATCGCTTCGACACATCACGACCATTACTTGTATGGTAAGTACCATCATTGATACTCTTCTGTAATTTCAGAAGGTTATTATCGTAATCTTTATCAAATTCAACAACTCCCTTCTTACCTTCCTTGCCCTTGCGTGACCTTCCTACCGCAATGTTGAGGTTAGTCATATTGCTAACGAGATTCACCTTGACCTTTCTGTTCTTCTTTCTGAGCTTTGCCTTGCGCTTATACGCTAGCTCATGTGTGTCCGTCATTTCTTTATTTCAACCAATATCTCAAAAAAACGCTTGCCTTAGGCTTTCTACACTCTCGGCTCACTGGCTTTCGGCACATACGTACAACTGTATCACTTACTTGCGAGAGGGGACTCTGTTGCAGTAGGACATACCCGACCACTCATACCCAACGCCTTTCATCTTTGCTCTGTCGGGGCTTACATCATGAGGAATGCCCTCCATCGAGACAGGTTCAATCGTGTGCTCTTCGTCCTTTGACTATCTCGTAGCCTTTCGACTTAGGAACAGCAAAATATATCGTCATTCTAAAAATAGAAATCTTGTGTAGATATTCAAACGAGCACCGATGTTCGTGTTCGAATCCGAGAAACCGTTATTCGAGTTCGAGTACGCAACGCCACACTGAGACCCATTGTTAGCGTTACCACCAACCTGCAGCAGCTCCACGATTTATTACCTTTTCTTTGCCCACTCCGTGGTTGCAGAAACTTACGCACGGAATGGGCTGACTTTTATTTTGTGTAATCCACGAAATCCTAAAAGGAGATTTTCAACCTTGCGGTTTCAATCTTTCGTTTTTTATTCTTGTTATTATATTAATTTTTCACTTTTTTGCTTGGGGCTTGTCGGCTTATGTAAACGTCAGCCGAGCTGCCTTTTTACATTGCCACAAGCTGCGATCCGCTCACGATAACTGGCGTGCCAAAGAAAGCCAAACGAGCACCGATGTTCGAGTTCGAAGCCGAGAAACCGCTATCCGAGAACGAGGACGCAACGCCACACTGAGACCCATTGCTAGCGAGACCACCAACCAGCAGCAGCTCACCAGTCTTGCTTGCCCAATAGCCATCAGCATAGTAAGTGTTATCACCGCCACCAACTGCTGTCGGTATCATATCCCAATGCCCACCGAGTACCATCTTGGTGGTATACTCTCCGTTAGCTGTCGCAAGACATACGACTTCTCTTCCGCTAGCGGTATTGCTTACTTGATTACCGCTATATATGACAGCTTTTCGTGTTTCGCCATCCATATAGAAACGAACTCCAGGACGGAACTCCCAAAGTTTACCCCATAAGTCCTCAAATCCGAATAACTTCACTGGGTATTGATTACCGAGCGTAGCGTCATTGTATAGTACCTTTCCGCTACCATTACCGAGAGAAATACACTTACCCATCGGTACATCACGGCAAGCTTCCCAATTAGAGTGTTGGAATCCCGAGCCGATAACAACTTGTGAGTTGAGGTTGCCATAATAAGCTTGATACACCGCATTAATAAGGCATTGGAACGGATAGTTTGCCAAACCCATGTTAGAGTGAAGTTTCTGAGCGCATGCCAAAAACGCACTCATTGTCTTAGAATGCGAGGGGGCAACATTAGGTCTTGAATGACCGACACCGCTTGCATCAACATACATCTTGTATGCACCTACCCACTCTGGAGAATCAAAGGTATGACCGCCTGCCACTGGGTTAAGACCGCCAAAGGTCATTTTAGTGCCCTCGCCCTTGAAGTGGCATTTAGGAACACGCATCATAGTTTCGTACTTAGCTATATTGTCAATGGCTGTACCATCGGCAAAAGCATCCCATGATTCATTGAGCAATGCCGCATACACCTTACCTGCTACGACCTTGAAGAGAAAACCATTCATGTAAGATGTGTACATATAAGCAGCCCAATAGTTAGATACATTAAACGCTACATTACTATTCTGTTCGAGTGAATACACTGCTGGAAGAGTCGTAATGCTTGACGCTAACTCCTCTTTTAGGTTCAGCAGAGGTATTCTTCGCTCACTTCCTCCTGCTTCAACGATGAAGCTATTAGAAGAATGCATTGAATCAATCTGAGGTACTTCTGATAATCTTGTCATAATTATTTTAATTTAAAATCATACATTACATTTAACCAATAAGATAAGGATTTCCGTCTTTATCCGTAAGATAGCTTCCGTCAGAGCCAACAGCATACGTAAGCGGAGCTTTCTGCTCGTAATCAACACAATCCTCCAATATACAATTCTCTGTGTCACCCAACCCTGTCTCTTCAACAAGATACTCGCAAGCATCACCTTCTTGCCATCTTTTTTCTGTTGTCACATTACCCTCATTATGAGCAATCGTCTTCCAACTGATTTTAAGGATGCGCTGTGGATATTGAATAAGCATGTTGTTGTAATGAGCGAATACCCTATTGCGTCTTACTTTTTGTCCGTAAGCGATACCACCAACATTTGCAAATCCAAAATCAAATGGTGGATATATCCTGTTTACATGGAACTGGAACTGAGATACAACATTCTTGTCTACGATGACCTTGATGATGTAATCGTTCTTTTCAATCTGTCTCAAATCAAGAACCATAGACGTGAGTGACATACTCATAAGCTCGTTGGGAGCGGTCTTCGTTGATACAGCTATCTTCGTCTGTTTTCCGTTGACATCTACACGATAGACCTCCAATGAATACCCTGTAGTCACTTTAGTCTTTGCTCTGTACACGTCAATAGGTATTGTGCGAAGATACTCATTCCCATCGAGGCATTTCTTGCGTTCTGCATCGGATGCCGTCTTCAATCTGTTTGCGACCATATACTCATACAGACTGAGCTTGTCAAGGGCAGGGTTGTATGTTATGTTTGTTTCAACACCGATACCGACACCCCATGTATCTGCGGCATTACTAGCCGTAGTCAATGTAATAGGGTCTGTAGTTACGTGCAGAAGAATATTCTTTCTGTAGTCGTAGAGGTCACCTTCAAAGTAAAGTTGACATCTGTCATTAGCACCGATATTCTTCTTTACGTACAGAGTGCCACGCATTGTAGTTCCACTAGTATCTAACTCATACAAACCCTTCCAAGACTCAACCTCGGTAATCTTCTTCCAAGTATTGTTTACGCTTACCCACCAAACCATGTTCGTAAGAAACGCATTACTTCGACTTGCATCCCAAGAATCATCGCTTGCACTAGCATTGACTTGTGGCTGAATCTTACTTGCTATCTTTGTTCGGTCTGGGTAGAAGTTGACACCATCCGTAGTCTGCATGAGCGGACATCCACTATCCAAGCAGACAAGAGACACACTTTTTGTGAGTGGAGCATAATGTCTTCTGAATTTTTGTTTAAACTCAACCATCTTTCATAAGTTTATGTTATAAAACAGTACCATTCAATTCACAATTCACTGTCACACCGAGCCCTCTCATGTCTTCATTTGACACAACGAAACTTATGGCGTTGAACTCGGCATTGTTGCTGAAGTTCTTTGTGGCAGTTCTAACAACCGTCAAATCGTTATCATCAAGAATCGTGAATATAATAGTTCCACTTCCGAGAGTAGCAGCAGTACCTGTTGATGTATTAAGCACTTGTGCCTTGATGGTAGAGCTTACAGAAGAGTTTACGGAATCATTATCTGTTGATAGTTTCAGCTGATAGAGGTCTGCCGAATCATCAATACTGATACCTGAGCGGTAAACCACTGTTCCGTCAACGATAAATTCTGCGACAAAAAGCTGATGGCTATCTACGTAGAGTTTATCATTATCTCCTGTCTTATCACGATGAATAGTGATACTTCCACCACTAGCTGCATTGTCAATAGTCGCAATAGCTGTAGCATCACTTCCACGATAGAGTCTTACGGAGTATTTAGATACGTCACCACCAGCATTTTTGAGCCAGAACTTGAGTGTAGAAGTGGTAATCTCGTTGCCATCATTACCGACAACGCCAAGCATTGTAGAGCTTGCTTCAATACCGCCAAAGAATGCGCTTGAGCCGAGCATCGTTACTAGAATATCAATACTCTTCTCCATTTCGTATGAAGATTTGCCGATACTTGCCATGCCAGTATACTTGACTACGTCCGCATCCTGGTTATCCTTTGATGCAAGGTCTCCGATGATGGCGAGTGTTCCTGTTGATGTGTTCATCTTAAACTTATTTGCGAAGTTAGAAGACTTTACCCATCCTGTTCCACTATTGAAGGCGATTTCTACACCATTATAACTCCATTTATGACTAAGCAGCGTAACAGCTTGCTTAGTTGCTGATGTTATATGAGGTGTAATCTCTGGGTGTTTTCCTGCTTCTTCTGTCCAATGCGGTGTTGCTTGGTAATCGTTAGGATTTAATCCTTGATGCAGAGGAACTCCATTAGTAGAGAACCAAAGAGATAGAGTATCACCATCAATGATACGTCTTATCGGAAGGGAAGCCGAAAGTGAAATATTATCCATTCAATACCTCCTTTCCGTTCTTACCGCTTTTGAATGCGGCATCCCACATGTCTACATCCTCGCTTGTTGCAAGGATGGCGTTAACGTTTTTCGCCTTCTCCTCAAGCGTATCACCAACGGCAGAAGAGAATCGAAGCTCCTTATCTGTAATGACAACATCATTATCATGAGTCATTCTGTGTGTAGAGTCAATGCCTATCTCGCGGCTTTTCTCTATGTTGATAATTGCGTACATCATAATAATCAATTATTTTAAAGTTTCACAATCAAATTATTTATAAATCCAATGTTGCCTTATGCACATCACCTGTATTCGTTGTGGCGGTGAACGTGAACGAAGCCACATCACCATGCCCCAAATCATCTTCCGAATTATCATTAGCCCATGTTATATCTAGTGAGCCTTTGAAGTTCTTGACCTTATCTTTGAGTGCCCAAGCAATATCATCTGCGGCATCATCTGTCTTTCGGGAGACAGCCCATGACTTAACTGCTGTAGTAACGTCCTTATCGCCTAGCATCAACTTACATACAACTGTATGAGTTTCCCCTTTACATATACCAGCAGCGAGGTCGTGATAAAGCTGTAGTTTGATTTTCAGAACCGCAGTCGTCGCCTTCCAATAAGGTGATTCCTCAGATGGTTCATCGGTCGTGGTCTGCCCTTCTTGAGAGATACAGAGCCACCTTGTGCCCATCCATGTAACCTCATCGTAGTAGCTGTATTCCGTACCTTCTTTCCAATCACCGAGATATATGGGAGTCCATACTTTCTCTCCGCTGACGTTAATCATCTTGAAGTATTTGCTCACGATGTTGATACCATCGAAGGAAACGTCAAAGATAGACTTGTCTTTGAGAGAGTAGGAGTTGATGCCACGATACATGGTGAACCTAGGAGCGGAATCTCCCTCCGTCTCCATCATCAGGAGATGCTGGCGGCTCTTATCGCTTCTGTTACCCATGAGGACGATGGTATCACCAGCGGAAGGGGTATCAGAGTTCTCCATGCAATTGCCCTTGGCTATCTGAATCCATGCGAACTTCTTCCCATCGTAAAGCTCATTACCTTCTGCATCGGTGATAGCTTCATTCTCGGTTGATACCTTAGTAACAAGTCGCCAGTAATCCTTGTTGCTGACATTCTCATAGACACCAGCCTTGATATTGAACGTCTTGCATCTAACTTGGTCATCCACCTTGAAGGAATTGATGGTTGCGGTAGTTCCATCATCAGCGAGGAGATAGCACTTCCAGCCTATCAGTTCATTTGTTGTATCACTATAAACTTCCTTGATATAGCTTATCTTGCCAGCAGCAGGGGAGAGCACGATGTTACCGCCAACATAGCTGAGTTCACGTATCAAGAGGGTATTGAAAATCGCCTTACCCCATACTATCAAATCCGTGAGTAGCATTTGAAACTTTCCATCACTTCGTTGCTTAATAGCAAAACCGCTCTGCTCTGCTTCGTTAAAGTCGAGTGACTTCAATAAGTTCACTATCACACTAGAGAGGATAGCGTTTCCGCCTCCATCTATACTGAACTCATTTGAGTGACCGAGGAAGAAGCCTTGCAAGAACTTCTGCACCTTCTGAAATGTGATTGTGCCCTTTGCTGTGTCGTCGGTTATCTTTGAGATAAAGTGCTTACTTCCTTCTGTTGCAATCTGGCCCTTGACTTGTGTAGTTGTCAAGCCTGCACCAGTTCCTCCATTTCCGCTTTGGAGCGACGAAATCTGCTGCTGAATCTTCTGGATAGTACCAACCTCTTTATCCTCACGAAGAGTTATGTCGTATGTCGGTATCTTGCCATCTTCTTCCTTGATTGTGAGCTGATCTATGGATATTACACCGCCAATTCTGAGGTCAGTATCCTCAAACTCCATCAAGTCTCCGGCTTTGAGCGTATCATGAAGACTCTTGATAACTCCTGTAGTATCCTTTTCAGCAAGATCATGCTGTCTTGCCATGAAAATCTCATCAACCTTAGGCTGATAGACGTACCTTGTGTAGTCGTTCTTGTCAATGAATGCTATGGCGTATTTAAGGAGCTTCAGAGACGCAGCATTGACATACGAATCAGGAAGTGTGATGCCGGTAAGAACGAAATGGTCGCCATTCTTGATAGGGTAGTCCTTGTATGGGAACCACAGCTCAAGAGCGTCGTCCTTTACTCTTTCAATAGTAAGCCTCCATCTTCCATCAATCTTGGCTGATGAAGCTACCTTGAATGTTCGTCCGCCACACATACCATCCTTCATCGAGATGGAGAAGTCGTCATCCTTTAAGTCGTTGATATCAAAGTCGATAGCCTTTTTAAGATAGATATCAACATTCTTTACGGTTTCATTATCGCCAAATCTTCCGTCATCATCAGGAGCCACACCCTCATCAATCTCATCAACACGTACGCCACCGATTTCCATCTCCTCGATAGTAGGGTAGATTTCAATAACTCCATTTGTCTTATCATCTGTTTCAAAGAACTGTGATGCAGAACGAAGACCAATCTGCTCGATGTTGATAGAATCGATGTATGGCCTGTGCGGATCTGTGGAGAATTTATGCTGTCTCCCGGTAGGATTCACGTACTTCTTCTCTTCATCCGTGAGTGTGTTATAGAAATCACTCAGCGATACATGAGGGAATCCAGGCAACATAAGTCTGTTGATGGACATGTTGTTCGGAAGATTCTTTGCGTACTCCTTCATGGATGAAGGAACTGCCTTCTTGTTGAGACCGGACGTGATATACATCTTTGTATTTCCGGCCTTGACCTGCGCAATAAACGCATCAAGCTTCTCCTTTGATTCCTCATCTCCGGTGTCAGTCTGTGTTCCCTTCAGCTCAGAATAGAATCTACATTTTTTAGAGTCGTATGCCTGTGTTACATAACCGGTAATCTCAGTTTTGAAATCAAATGTAACCTTAAGTACCCAACCGAGAGACTGCTCGCCAGTTTCCCCAGGAACAATATACTTTCTCGGATTCTTGAAATATGTTTCTATATAATCGAGGTCCAGTTCAAGTGTAACATTCGTGCTGGCCCCGACGACTTTCGTGATGTTCGCCACATACTTGACACCGAGGTCCGCATAGTAGTGAGAAGGAAGATTCTTCTCGGAACCATATGCTCTTAGTCTTGTAACGACACTCTGATCGGAATCAGCGTTCTGAACAATCTCATAGAGTCCATTGCCGAGTCCGTACTTGAAGATATGATTAGCCTGTATTCCGGTAGTACCGACATAGATGTTTCTTCCTCTGACGATGAAGTTTATGTCCCACTTCTCGTTCACAAGCGCAAGGGCTTGCCAACAGGTCTGCGAATCCACTGTAATAGACATCGATTCGATGACGTTATCGTCGGTTTTCTCACCATAAACCGACAACCACTCACTTTCAAGGGCTCCACGCTGAACGGAACGGTCCTTGTTTCGGGAGTAAATCTTCCAAAGACCTGCACCAATCTGCTCGTTTAAGCATGCCTGGATTCTGTCTAGCAAATCATCCAAAGTCTGTACATAGAATGGAAATTTCGGCAGGGCAGTGTAGTGAAGCTCGTTATCGTTCAATACCACATCGAGGAACTCTGCCCTGGCAAGCTCATCCTGCAATGCATTGAACTTTACGCTGTTATATACGAAGCCCTCACCGTAGGTGTCAGGTCTTGCCTGCTTATCTTTGCCCGGCTCGTAGTTGAGCTCAAACCGCTCGCCACGATAGACAATATAGTCGCCTATCTGAAAGTTGATAGGCACTTCATGCTTGAAGTTGATAGTCAAAAAACACTCACCCATCCAGGAATCAGAGTACTCCAATCCATGAACGGTTATCTGCTCTCCGTTAACGTCTGTCAGCTTCGAGCCATCCTTATGATAAATATTCCAAGTGCTCATGTGTCAGTATTATCCTAAATTTGAAATCCCGCCCTGTGCATCCATGATTGGCTTGATGTCAGTAACAGGGTCGTTAAACTTGAAAGTGATAGAGAGAACTAGCAAGTCCTCGCTGCCCGGATCTCTATATAGGTTTGGATCAATATCCTTAAGTCTTACATGCTGTCTTCCGATTCTATTGAAGTCGCAATACATCTTCATCATGCCTGACTTGCGTATGTAATCAATAAAAGCCTTACATTTCTCGTTAGCGCCGAAAGCCTCGCCGTGGAACATAAACTTAACCTTATTCTCGTAGGCCGCCATATAAAGTCCATCCTTTCCGATATACTCGTCGTCACCATGCTCGTCGTGCCACTCCCTTTTTGCAGGTTCCTTGACCGAATCGCAAGGCTTGAACGGGTTCTCGGAAACATACATGCCGAAGTCGGCGATGGAGTCCTTCACCTCGTTCCCATCGCCTTCCTTCTGCATGTATATCCTGAAATAATCTTTCATACCTTAATTCAACTTTTTATAATTGCAAATATACAAAATAATACATAAATATGCAAGAGATATCCGATTAAAAATGTATAAATATACAAAAGAGGGCACAGAAATAGATCCACGCCCCCGATTATTACTTCATCTTCAATGATTTTGTTCCGTTAAGAACTCTATTGAAGTTGTCGTTATACTCAACGAATATACTTTCAATCCTCTCGGCCGCATCCGCATTGCGTAACGTATTTCGAGCAATCGCATTGAGTTGTGTCAGCTGAGACTTCGCGATCTCACTCATCTCTGGATAGTACTTAGCTTGTTCTGCTCTCATGACAGAGCAATCGAGCCTAATTGCGTTGAGGTATGAGGCAATCAAGTCTCCGGCCTCCTCGGTAATACTCTTGACTGAGTTCCTTGATGACGAACTGCTGTTGTCGGACCATCCATATACTTTCTTAAGATAGTCACGAGTAGCTTCTATCTGCTTTGAGAGCTCATCTGTGCTGTTCTTTACGTCGGCATACTCGGCTCCTGTGTATTCTGAAATAACATTTCCGTTGGAATCCTTAATCTTGTCACCATTCTCAGCGTATCCCTGAGTCTTCTTCAGAAGAGCCTTGATTTTGTCTCCATATGTATTCTCAATCATGGAGTTCAAGATGGCGTCCTTTAATTTTCCTTCAAAGCCATCCACCAAGTCTTCATACCCATTGGCCATAGTTGACATTGCGTCGCCCCAGGAAGACACCAAGTCAGAGAACTTGTTACCGGTCAGTTTCTCTGTAAGAGCCTCAATTATGTCATCGGCCTTCTCGCCATACTGAATGAGCTTTTCCAGGTAATCTCTGAAATCTGAGTCCATGTTAGCCCAAAGACCAGTGTAATCCTTCTTAATCTTCGACAATGTATCAGCGTTCATGTTGAGCATGTCTTCCATGCCGTTGAACTGGACTCCGTACTTCGAAGAGATTTCTCCGGCAACATCACGCCAGTTCTGACCATTGTACTTATAGGAACCCTTCCACATTCTATATTTGATAGAGTGGGAGCCAGCTGACGCACCGGCATTGAGCCTCTTCTGCGCGATAACCTTAGTCTGCTCAATCTCCGACTTAAGCATTTCCTTGGCTTCCTTGGATGCCTCTGTAGCCTCTGTACCCCAATGGATGTTCATGTACTCAGTCTTCTTGGAGATGAGAGAATCCCAAATTGAGGTCAGGTTGTCGTACTCAGCCTTCGCCTTGTTGTAGCTGCTGTAGTCTGCACCGAACGCCTTGATGAGTGAGCCGCCAATACTCAACGCTGCGGAAGCGGCTGCTGCGTATGGACCAGCACCTTCAAGGAATCCGAGACCCTTCATTTTACTGAGGGTATCAAAAGCTCCAGCTGTACTTGCCGCCGAAGAGAATGCACCTGATGCACCACCCACAATCTGACCAAGGATTGAATCCTCTTCACCCATAGCCTTGAACAGATTGATTACCGGATCAAGAACCGTATTGAGCGCCTGCATCTTCGTCGCAAGTTCAGAGATGGCCTTAGACGAGTCTGCGTATGCTGACTGCTGATCATTCTTCAGGCTCGCCTTGGTTCTTACGCCGCCAGCGATTCCGAGTCTCGAAGCCTCCTCCTTGCTGACGAATATCTTCGCGGTATCATCCATGCCGCCAAGACGCTCATTTATGAACTTTCCGATAGCCTTACCGCGATTCACCCCTCCAAAGATGAAGCCGAACGGGTTTCTGCTAATCTGCTCATTTCTGAGCTTATCCAAGGCATCCCTCAACTGCTTGATTGATTCTACAGACAGGCCGGTAGTCATGGAGAACTGGTCAATCTTCTCAATCATCGAGTTGATTGTAGCGGAAGACACCCTGTCAAGGTCATCAAAGATAGCAACCCAGTCAGACTCCTGCTTGAACTGATCGAACTGAAGCTTTGCCACATTCTCGTTGTGAGTCTTTGTGGCTCCGGCCTTGGCTCTGTCTCTCATCTGTGGATCTTCGATGCCCTTGATGAGTTCAAGCTGTCTCTCGTATTTGCGGTTTTCATCCTCAATCTGTTGTGCGATGGTTGCATTCTTTTCAATAAGACTAGCCATCAGGTCGATGGTCTCCTTCTTGATCTTGTTGTTCTCATCTTCCAGTTTCTTGCGGATATCGTAAACACGAGTCTCCTCGCCATACTTATCCTTGACATTTTCAAGACTCATTTCCTTAACCTCGTCCGTAGTCAAGTTAAGGCCGGACTGAACGTTGTCGTGCTTTACCGCAATATCGAGCTGCTCCTCCAGGAACCTCTTGTATGTATCAAACTGAACAGTTCCTCCGAAAGCTATGTTTTCTGAACCCTTCTTGTTTCCTGTCAGCTCATATATCTTCTTGTATGTCTCATACTGCTCAGATATAGTATCAAGCTGCTTATTGAGTACATTCAGTTCGTCTCTGCGCTGGTCTTCGAGAAGTTTTCGGCTTTCAGTTTGAATGCCAGCCTTCTCGTTTGCAGCATAGTCCAATCTCTCCCTTGTTGAGGCCGGGAGAGTCTTCAAGAGTTCTTTGATAGAGGTCTCATAATTGGTGTAGTCGGAGATAGGGAACCTCTTTTTATCATTGAATATAGCCTCAAACTCTCCGTCATTAGCAAGCTGACCAAGAGCACCTTTTCCATAAAGCTCCTTAAACTTCTTGATTTCAGCATACATCTTCTTGTATAAGTCGATGCGCTTCCTCAAATCTTCAAGAGCCTTATCTGTCCGCGCGCCTGTTGACCTACGGCCACCGGTTTTCTTGTTTTTCTTCTTGCCTTCTCCAGTAAACCATTCACCCCAGTTATCATGATAAGCCTGCATCTTAAGTTCGTACTCCTTCTGCTTCTGTGTAAACTCATCGAGAGAAAGATTGCCTAGCGCTAGCATCTTCTTTCTGGTGTTGAGTTCCTTTTTGGCAGCAGTAATGTCCGACTCTGCGTTGCTCTTTGCTTTATCGTAGTCGTCTCCGGCATCCTTTCCCCAACTCTTGACGTACTTGTTCTTCTCATGGTAGTCGTAACCACTACCCTTGAGATTCTTTTCGAGCTGCTGAGTGAGATCCGAGTCATCGTTCCTGAATACGAGATGAATGACAGCCTCGAATCTATCAGCCGCAAGCATTCGCTTCAATGCGTCAGATGCAAAAGGATAGTCTTTCTGAACCTGAGCCGCAGCATCCTTCATCATGTTTGAAACCTGGACCTTCTCTGCATCTGTCAATTCCTGGTTGTTGCGAATCTTGTCACCAATCCAAGGAAACGAAGTGTTTACTGCGTTATCGAGAGCATCCTTGAATTTATTCTCGTAGAAGCCAGTCTCAACACCCATCGCATTAAGAACGTCAGCACGGAACTGATCAGAAACATCCTGGTTCCATCCCTGCTTTGCAAAGAATGACGAAAGAATCTGATTAGCCTTACCCTGCAACTTCGGACTGTTGCTGATATCTCCAAGCTCATCAATGAGATAATCGCGCATAGCTTTCACCTCATTCTTATATTTTTCTTCCCAGGAGTTGAAGCTAGCGAAGTCGGATTGTGTGGCATTAATCATATTCGCCTTTGCGGATGCTGAAGAGAACGCTTCTGCTATTTCCTTTGCAGAAGACAGCTTCTCGTCTAATCCCTTATAGGTGTCTTCGTTAGAAAGAGATTTCTGAGTGCTCTCCTCAACCTGTTTGAGAAGGATGAGCTGTTCTTTGAGATACTTAAGTCTATCCTCATTCGATTTCTTTTCGAGAAGGCTCATCGTGAAAGCATTCTCCTTTTCAGGAGCAATCTCCTTTAGCTTTTCCTTATATGTGTCAATAAGGTTTTCTATCTCTTTCTCGTCGCCATCCTTAATAGCTTTATCCGCATCGTTATCGCGAAGAAACTCGCCAATCTTAGTGTATCTGTCTTTTAGTTCGTCAGCCGTAGTCTCCATGTCTTGCTTCAGCTGCTGATGCTTCTGCCAGTAGTATGCAAAGATTGCAGATCCGGCAGAAATAGCGATTCCAGGAAGACCGCCAAGAAAACCGATGATAGAACTAAATCCGGACTTCAAGCCTCCGAGAAGCAAACCTCCTGCTGCTCCCCATTTGCTAGGGCTAGCCAATCCCTTCAGAACTCCACCAAGGGAGATTCTGTTTACCTGCCCCTCCTGCTTTGTGAGAGCCATACCTTGCTTGTACATCTCCTTGGTTATCTGTCCGGTAACATACAAGCGTCTTAGCTCAGCTTTTGTTATCGCATTTGCCTTTGCGAGTGCCTGGATATCCTGAATCCGAATCTGATTTTTATACTGAAGAATCTGTTTCTCCACGGGAGTTATTTTTTCTCCACGCAAAAGCTTGAGTTCAGCTTCTTTCGCAATATTTCCCTTTGAGTTCAGTATTCTTTTCCCGATTCCGCCCTCCAAGGTCTTTACTCCACGCATAAGAGCAGGTCCGGCGAATGCTGCAACCATAGCAGGACCTAAGACGTGAATTTGCTGCACGAGATTGGTAACAACATCAAGGATACCCTTGAAAGTTCCACCTATAATATTCTTGCCGTTAGCAAAGTCGGCAAGCATGATTTCCCAGGCATCCTTCAGTTTATTGTAGCGTCCGAGCAAAGTCTCACTCAGAACCTGCTGCATATTATAGAACTGACCACCAGCATCAGTCATCTGCCAGAAGATAGACTTCACATCATCAAAACTTACATCTCTGCTTGATATACGAGTCTTAATCTCTGATGTAGAGACATTTCGGCCCTCTTGCTTAGAATAGAACTCAGATAACTTTTCAAGCAGAGGAATACCTGCATAAGCAATCTGGCGGAGTTCCTTACCATCGAGCCAGCCACGAGCCTGAACCTGACCAAACGCCAATGCGATACGGTCAAAGCTAACACCAAGACCGGAAGACATATCCGCAAGCCTCTTGGTTGTGTCATAGAGCTGGTCGTACTCAACTCCATACGCAGCCAACTGCTTAACGTCTCGGTTCAACTCAGAGAACGTAAATGGCGAATTAAGAGCGAGTTCCTTAATCTGATTGAACATTGTGTTCGCATTCTGCATATCACCAAGGATGGACTGGAGGGCAATATGCTGCTTCTCCATCTCACCACCAGTAGTGATGACGCTCATAGCGAACTGCTGTGCGCCGAACACAAGACCTCCCTGCAAGAAGAGTGACTTCAAATCCTGTACGGTTGAATTCAGCCTTCCTGCATGGCTGTTAGCTTTCTCGAAGCCGCGAACCAGCTGAGACTGAATCTTAGCTCCTGAGTCAACGATAGCCTGCTGACGCTTCTGTTCAAGCTCAATACCTCTCTGAACCTCACGGTTTATTGTCTTTTGGTCTTGAAGTATCCTCGATGCTAAAGTGGTATCGTGTCCACTACCAATGTTGCCAAGCATACCTAGGCCTTCTCTCCAATTCTCCGAATTGAGCCTGTCTTTGATGGTTCTAAGATCTCTCATTAAAGAAAGGAGCCTGCTAATCTCAGCTTCTGCCTTGCTTACATCTGCACCGATAGAGATGCCCCTGCTGTATTCAGAGCGAAGCTGGCGAACCTTATTGCCGAGAGAATCATACCGACGTTCCGTGTTCTTCAAATCATTCTGTCGTTGCCTCTCTGCCTCTTTTGCCTCGCGTGCTGCGTCCTTTATAACCTTTGCATAAGTATTTGCTTTATCTATAGCATTAAGATACCCGGAACTCTTTACGAGATCAGTTGCTGTGAGTCCTGTGATAGGATGAATACCTCTGTTATTCCTGATCTGTTCTAACTCAGTTCTGTATTTAGACAGTTCTGACAGCGACTGACGTATGTTGTTCGTTGAATCGACGCCAAACAGCTGTATTCCTTCACCATGGCGTTTGTTGATTTCGTCAATAATAGAAGATAACTTATAAAGTTCTCTCTCTGCCTTGTTTGCCTCAGTGGAAACACTGTTAGGGAATATGTTGAATCCAGCACCTTCCTTAGACACATCTCCGAGTATGCGGCCTATTTTGTACAACCCGTCCTGGACAGACTCCAACTGCTGGAGTTTTTTTGGACTAAAGAAATCTTCGCTTGAAAATACACCAATGTTACGATGTAATTCTTTAACGAAGTTGTTTAGCTTTTCAAAACTACGACCTCCCTTATCTCCAATACCTTTTGTTGCTTCGGATATTGCTTCCAAAGCATTCTGTGCCTGCTTACCAGTAGAATCAACCTTGTTTAATTCTCTGATAATCTTTTTGGTTTCCTCTTCAATTCTCGATTTTAGAGTGAGCGAGAAACTGAGGTCTCCCATATTTCCACCTGCCATATCCTGAATATTTTTAAATTAGAGTTTATTGTTTAAGTAATCAGCAAGGCTTATTTTCTTGCCGACGAGGCTTCCCTCATTCTTCTTTTTCTCCATCCACCTGTCGTAGAGGTCATCCATCTCCTTCTTGGTGTGTTTCTTCGGACCGCCTTCCTTCTTCGTCTTTGGATAGACGACAAGAGGCTGGTCTGCAACCATGAGGTCAATCTGTGCCGAAGAATAGCCCCACCAGTAGTCGTAGGCTGCGATGAAGTACTTGCGCTGAAAGAGGAAACCGAACTTCTCCGCTAGTGAGAAGGCTGCTCCCCAGCTTGTTCTGCTTGGATAGCTTTTGCTTCGCTCCTCGTCATCGTCATCATCACGTCCGTCATCCCGGTCGCTAATATGGTAGCCAGTGAGAATGCGTTCGATGGAATTTTTTTTTTAGAAACATCGAGGACCCTAAGCACATCGGCTATATCAACATCCTTGATGTAGTAGAGCCAGCGCCAGTAGATCCAATACAGGAATCGAATCTTCCAGATGTTGTTGAGGAGGATGCAGACGCAAATCTTGACGTTGCGCTTCCATTCGTTCTTCTCCTTTGCCCGGATATGGGAACACTTGCTCATGGTCCCCTTGCGAAGCCAGCCGAGCTTGTGCTTCTTTCCTCTGAACACGAACTCGGTAGGCTCGTCGTGCAGCACGCTGTCAAGCAACTCCTGCAAATCCACCGAAGGCTGCTCTATTTTCTTTTCTTCTGCCATGATTGTATGCTATTAAATGAAGAAGGGCGGCACGGCTGTTGATTAGCCTGCCGCCCAACGGTTTGTTATCCTGAATCTAATTACCTAAAGAAGCCTTTTCTCTTGATTAACCGCCAATGCCTGGTTCACCAGCACCTGGAGCCTTAGTAAGCCAAGCGATGCTGCGCATGCCTGCGCCCTCGATAGAACCGGCGAACTTGAATGCAACTGGCTTTGAACCAGTGTTATCCCACTGCAACGTTGCATAGAGGGCAATGTTTGTCACAATCATAAGGTTCTCCTTCTCATCGTCAACGATGACGATAGTACCCTTAATCTTGAACTTCTTAGGCTCAACTGCAACGCCGGTAAAACCGGTAGTAGCATCGAGAGTCGCGTCACCAGTACCCTTCAAGGTAACCTTGGTCAACTCTGTGATTGCATCCTCGCCGAACATGATTTTCAGCAGGTCCTTTGCCTTTGAAGGAACAACGAACTCTACATTGAAGTCGCCGAGCTCTGCGGTAGTTGCCCAGTCACCGGCAAGACCGATAACCTTGTAGTGATTGATGGTAGGATCCTCCATGGTTGCCTTAAGAGAATCAACCTCAACAGGAAGCTCAATCTCTGGTGTGATGTCAACTGAAGCCTTGCTCAAATCGGTAATAGCCTTTGAGTAGAGCAGAGTTTTAGGACCATTGAAAATGTCCTTCATCTTGTCAATAGTTGTCATAGCCATAATCTAAAATATTTTAAATTGTTATACCTGAATACTTATCTAGTACGTAACCTTCCCTGTATGATTGTCACGGAAAAACCTGCGCCGTCGTCAGCCTGGATAGCAACGTTCGGTCTAGTAACGATGATGTTGTCTGTAGAAATCGGGAATCTTTCGAGGACCGCCTTGACTTTCTCATCCATTTCCGCAGGACTGAAACCATTAGGATTCGCCGAGGAGGCCTTATCTCTTACATACACCTCTATCTGGATAGTGGTAGTATAGTAGTTGTAGGAGCCATCGTAGTTCATCTCGTTATTCCTGATAGTGTACGGAGCACTTACGACGATGTAGCTACCTATTTTGGTATCCACAGCCTTAGGACGATTCCTGGGATACACCTTGTCGCATATACCCTTTACGGCGTTTCCTAAGTCGAAATATATCTGCTTGATATCTACCATAGCTTACAGTTTGTTAAAAGTTGAACTATTGGCGTACACTACGCAGGCATCGAACATATCTGGAAGAGACTCGTATGTGTTGTAAACTGTCTCGAAAATGCGGTTCTCCTTATCGAATACTGCATATTCAACAGGACATATCGCAACGAGCGCCCAGTCCTTTCCTGATGATTTGACTTTTCCGATACGTCCGTATATAAGGTTAGGACCCCATTGGTGACCACCACCGACTTTACCGGTATAGCCTTTGTTTTCACCTCCGTCGTAGTAGAACGGGAGATTATATTTTTCTCCCTCCGCCAGGGTTACTCTCGTTGGTGCTTTTTCACCCTTTGAGGCACGCACCATGTAAACGAGCTTTCCTTTGTAATACACTGCTGCATAGAACGAAGTATATGCGTTACCGGTGATATTGTAGAACGTCCTGTTCTCTTTGAAATAGTTGACGGTTCTGTGAGCAAGTTCCTGCATAATCGCAAGCATCTTGTCATACGCCAGCTTTTCGACCCTTGGCTTAATCTGATGTTCGAACTGCGCTCCAAGAGACAGACGCTTTCCGCTAAAGTATTTTGCCATAACCTAAACCCTAGTGAGATTCCAGTAAACGACAGTCCTGTTATTATCCGGTTCGCAGTCCTTGACCATACCTACCTCGGTATTGTTGCCGACAGTGGAGTAGATGGTGTCGCCGTCAAGAGGACATCTGTCAGCATCCCATTCGTCATATCTGACCGGAATCGATGCCTTCCTCTTGTTCTGGTCGACATTCTTGTCTCCCTCTGTAGTGGTATCGGTGTAGCTGCGGCCTTCGCCATAGTAGAGAATGATTTCCTTGTCCTCACCAACTGGAGCATCATCATCGGCAAACGGGTCATCAGGGTCGGCTTTTCCGACGACCTTCCTCACGATCTTTATGATGTGAGGGTATCTTGGGTTTCTGATGTTTTCCTTTTCCATACGCCTTATTTGATGATGTGAGGGAGAGGTTCTCCCCAAGGAGAATAATTCGCCCTCTTTACTCCGTGGGAGGTCACCCGGAAGGTGGACTTCTTCTTGAGCATCGAATCAGGCTCCAGCTCTGCATAGATAGCGTTAGCCTCTGCTTTCATCTCGCTCCTGTCGTTATCCGACATGTCATAGCCACCTCCCGAATGAGTCCATCCGTTATCGGAATCGGAGGTGTTGTTCACCTTGCTCGGACCAAGAACAAACCATTTCAGCATGTCGGCATAGGCAAGTCTTACCTTGTCCTTGTCGCAGGCTTCGAGGTCGATGCCATTTTCAAGCTCCCTGTCGTGCATGATGCCCAACAGAGCCTTCATCGGCATCTCGAACTTCACCTTATTAATAAGGTAGTCGTTCACAGTGTAAATGTTCATCTCCGAATCCATAGTCATACAATCTTGTTACGTTAAAGAATTAACCCTTCTTGTTAATGTCGATAATCCAACGGTAAGGAGAATCGAGCATGGCAGGAACAGAAGCGAGGAACAAGTCTGTCTTGAACTCCTGGAACATACCGTTCGCTGTGACCATGTTACGAAGCAAACCGAGGCGGTTGTTGGTCTGTGCCCAAGCAACATCCACGAGCTTGTTACCGAGAGTGTCGAAAATTCGCTTATCGAGAATTTCCTTGCGCATGAAACGCAAAGGCTTGCCAGCAGGGCGAAGAACGACTGTTCCGTCTGCCCAACCACGAATCTCTGTAACTGTGCCATCGAAGCGCTTGTTGTGCTCAACCTCATCGACAATCTCGATAGGAGAAAGACCGTTGAGGTCAACAACAGACTTCAAGAACATTGCGTTGTTTGGACCGTAGTTCTGCAAAACTGCCACAAAGTTAGCGTTCGCCCAGCTCTTGTACAACTCAGCAATCTGCTTGTTCTTCAAGAATACGTTATTGTAGTCGTTCTTAGTCATCTGCCATACGAGAGGTACACTGCGGTACTCGATGTTCACCTTGCGCCAATCCTCCTCAAGCTTGCGCATCTGCTCAAGCAAGTCGCAGTTTGGATCGTTCCAGGCAAGTGTACCCGCCTTTTTGAAGTTCTCCTTTGGAACCTTTGCGTCATACAGAGGTTCCTGGATACCACGACCAATCTTGTCGTAGTCGATGAAACCGGTCGAACTCAACTGGGCTGACATGTAGGTCATAGTCATGTCGAGTGAGTCGTACAATACCTGTACCTTGTCGAGGTAAGCATCAACCAGGTCAGCGTCGTTGCCGAACTCATCCTGGAGAAGCTTCATCTTGTGGTAACGCTCTGTCGCAGTCTCACGGAAGCCGTCAGCAGCGAAGTCTGGAATTGAAGCGGTGTACCACTCAATACCCTCATGGTCGTTCTGATAACCCTCGCCGAGAGGAGCACGGAGGTTCATCAAGGTTGCAGGGTTCAATGTACGTGTGCGAACCTTGAAGGTTGCATCACCATTGTTAGATGTAGGGGTGAGATTTGGATCAATGTCACCCTGTGTCAGATACCAGCCGTTGTTACAGCGAAGTACACCGTCACGATTGACGAACTTCTGAAGGTAAGTGTTGTTACCCTTACCAGTGAAGAACTTCGCAAGCTGCTCGACACCAATATCAATTTTTGCCATAATCCTGAATCAATCTTTTTACGTTAGACAATAGGTTAAATATGCCAGAACTCTGGGTAGAGTGACTTGTTCATCGCCTTGACAGCAGGAGGAACAGGACCCATACGGTCAAGCCACATAACGCAGTCTGGATTCAACATACAGAAGTTGACGTTTGTACGAGGCTTGTTGTACTTGTCGCCGCCGGCATCAAAATAAGGGAAGTCGTTGTCGCTCGGAGCAAAGCAGTTAGGGTTGGTTACCATAGGCAGCACGCTCGCGCCCGCCTTCTCTGCCTCCACCAGCACGTCGCCAGCGCTCAATGTTCCAAGCGTCTCCGAGAGGGTCAGCTTCCATACGTCGCCTACCGATGTATCGGTGGTTGCCTCCACGGCGGTCACAGTCACACCCTTTGCCTTTGTCTTAAAGTCCTTCTGACCGACCATGATGGTGTCGCCAGGGAACGGGATGTGAACAAAGCCGTTACGAACGATGTAGATGTCTGTGTCTGTAGCCGCAGCGGTAGCCTTTGCCACGCCGTAAGCCTTCAGAATCTTGATGGTAGCACCAGGACCATCGTTGCCTGCTGTAAAGCCAAGGTCGTGCTCGATCAAGTCACCGGCATAAATCTTAGCCTGGCCCTTGAATGGGTTGACAAGCTTACCACCAATAGGTGGGTGAACGAAGGCATTCTTGATGAGTGCCTCAAGGCCAGCAAACACGTATCGGGTTCCACCGACCTTACCTTCTGTCTGAACAATGGTTGCGCCGTGGTTCAGCATACCACGAGTACCCATCTGTTCCATGTAGGAAATAGAAGTGTTGTCCATAATCTTTTTACCTTTTTAAAATTGTTATCCTGAAATTACTTCTTGTCTCCACCGCCGAATCTCTTCTTTCGACGCTCGGCCACTTCTTCCATAAACTTGTCATCATCTGTGGACGTGCCTCCGCTAGACGTGCGACTGCCTTTTGCAGGAATACCGTTTTCACCGGTAGCTTCCTTGTACTCTGCGGTGTAGATCTTCTCAGCCTTAGAAACCAGGTCGTCGATGTCGGCATCTTCGTCCGGAATCTCCAGCTTTGCGATTGCAGCATTGAGGAAGTAGTTCTTCATTTCAAGGTTTGCCTTGTCGAACTTATCCTTCAAACCTGCCTTTACAGACTCGATGGTTGCCTTCCTTGCAGCCTTCTTGTCTCTTTCTGCGTTAGCCTTTTCGAGAGCTTCGAGTTTCTCAAGCAGTTTGGAGTATTTGTCGTCAGGATCGTCATCCTTTTTAGCCTCCTTGCGCCTGCGCTCCTCTTCCTCTTCCTTCTTCTTGCGCTCAGCTTCCTCCTTGCTCTTCTTTACCTCGTCAGAGATATTCTTGTGCAAGTTGCCGTTGATACGCTTCAGACGGTTTGCTAACTTGGTAACCAACTTGGAATTTGCTTCCTCGTCATCACCGAAATCTTCCAAAACATCATCAAGTTCCTCATCGATGGTCTTTTGGCTAAGTTCTTTGAACTTGGTGGTATCAACCTCCTTGTTCACTAATGCTAAGAGTTCCTCTCTTGTCATGTTGTTTTTTTGATTAAAATGTTATCCCGAAAGTGGTCCCTCCACCTCGAAAACGTATAAATATACCTTTTATTTTGCAAATATATGAATAAATATGCAATTATCCAAGAAAAATTGTATATTTTTGCAGTAGTAAATGTATATTTATGCAAAAGGAAGTATTTTCAGGATTAAAATTGGATAACGGTGAGCCTATTTATACTCAAGAGTATATCCAATCATTAAGAGACGCCGATAAGAAGCATCCCGACAAGCTGAAGATTATAGCTCAGCGTGGCGGTCAGGAGCGCATGCTGTCTATTGATGCAGATATTAAGATAGTTGGCGGCTCGCGAGGTGGACCTCTGGATGAAGACACGAGAGTGTTAACTACTAGAGGATTCATTAAAATCAAGCATCTTAAATATGGCGACACCGTAATAGGACATGACGGTAAGGGACATAGAGTATTAGGTCGAATCGATTATCCTGATAGAGATTGCTACGAAATTGAACTATCTGACGGATCGAGTGTAGTATGCTCGGATGACCATATCTGGAATGTATCTATCGATGGCGACAGGAGATTTATGCCACATCTTGCCTGTGAGATAGCTAGTTACATCAACGAAGGCTACGACATCACTATTCCCTGCGTAAAACCTGTAGAGTTTGATGAAAAGTTCGGCCTAGCCTCTGTCGCTGAGAGAACTGAGTCTTTAAGACGTATCATCGAAACATCGGGTAGATTTTCCGGAAAATACTGGAAGAAGACTTTCAAGACAAGAAAGAAAGCATTCGATTTCAAGTATCTGGTTGATAGTCTCGGTTCTGTTTGCTACGTAAAAAGGAAGTCAAACAAGAAATGGGAGGTTCGATTCGATTACAGAAAGAAGGAATTAGAGAGGAGGATTGTCAGCTGTAAACCGGTCGGCAAGCGAAACTGCTGTTGCATCGCCGTTGAGAATCCGGACTCACTATTCGTTGTCGAGGACTTTATCGTCACTCACAACTCCAAGTCCTTCTCTTCCCTTATGGAAGTTCTGAAGGATATCAAAAATCCAGATTTCCATGCAACAATTCTTCGTAACGAAAAAGACGACTTGCAGTCCTTGGTGACAGACTCTTACAAATTGTTCTCCCAATTTGGAACTTACAATAAGTCACAGAACGATATGACCTGGAACTTCGACAACGGAGGATGGCTCAAATTCTCGTACTACGCAGGAGCCTATCAGGATTTCAAGACACGATTCCAGGGGCGCCAGTATGCCTATGTCTGCATCGATGAGGGTACTCAGTGTCCATACAAGAAGTTCAAGTACCTATTGACCAACAACCGAAACGCAGCTCACATACGAAACCGATTCTGGATTACCTGTAACCCTGACCCGGAATCATGGGTGCGAAAGTTCATCGACTGGTGGGTTGACGAGAATGGATACATAATACCGGAGCGAGATGGAGTTATCCGCTACTGCTTCATGGATGGTGATACACCGGACTCTATCTACTGGGGTAACACAAGAGAAGAGGTATACGAACAGTGCAAGGGCATCATCGATAGCCTCTGGAAGGACAGCTACGAGGAACTTGGATACACGAAGCTCGAAATGTTCATCAAGTCGGCAACATTCGTTCGCGCTGACGTATCAGAGAATATTAAGCTTATCTCTACCGATGCCTCATATCTCGCCAACCTTGCCCAACAGGACGAGGAACAGCGCATGCGAGACCTGGAAGCTAACTGGAACTGGAAAGCTGCCGGTGATGACATGATCAAGATGGAAGACCTTGATGAAATCTACGACAATGCAGAACAGATAGGAGATGGAAAACGCAGAGCTTCTGCCGATATCGCATTCACCGGAGGCGATAACTTCGTAATGTGGCTTTGGGAAGGATGGCATTGTAAAGACTTGGTTGTTCTGAGGCTGGACCCTAAGACACTCGTTTCGGTAGTTGAGGCCAAGCTGAGAGAGTGGGGTGTCGAGGAATGTAACTTCACTTACGATATGCAGGGTATCGGTCAGTACTTTAAGGGATTCTTCAAGGATGCCGTCCCATTCAACAACCAGGCAGCACCTATCGCTAGGAATCATCAGGAAGAAGAAGGAATCAAATACCTATATAAGGATTTGAAGTCTCAGTGCGCATGGTTATTCTATAAGATGATAAAAGAGAAGCAGATTTCCATCGACTCGGCCCTGCTTGAAAGAAAGTATTCAGGAAACGGATTTGACAAGGTTCCTCTCAGACAGATTCTTCAGAAGGAGCGTAAGATGCTCAGACGTGACGAGAATAGCGATGATAGGGGATTCAAGCTATTACCTAAGAAGATTGCCAAGAAATATGTCGGGCACTCGCCTGACTTCTTTGAATCTTGGTTCTACGTAATGATATTCAGTTTAACAAAAAAGAAAAATAAAAAGGTAAAAGGATTATGGATGCTATCAAGGTAACAAATTTCAGAAAGATTCTCGTAAAGAAGCCTTTCTTTGAACTCACGCCAAAGGGGTACATGACCCACGATGGCTATTGCAGGAACGAGGTGTCCGATAATGAAGACCCTCAGATGCCGCAAGATACATTGTACAGAGTGATTAAGACTCAGAAGGACTTCCTTCGTGAGTTCTATCCTACGTCCCACAAAATCTTCGACAAGGATCTCTACCCTGACATCTGGAGAAAGAACCCGGAAGACGGGAAATGGTATGTCCAGGAGATTCAAAGAACGGCATTTGCTTTCCAGCAAGTTATTCATACGAAGCACGTTCTCCACATGACAGGTAACGATATTCAGTTTGAGCTTGCCGGTGATCCTGAGATGAAGAAACAGGAAGAGTATATTAATCTTCTTGCCAAGTTTAAGAAGGGATGGTATATGCACGATATGGAGATTCGCCACTATGAGGCTGTAAGTTCGTACATGAAGGTTGCTGAGGCTGCTGTAGTCGGATTCTTCGATAAAAACAAGAAATTCGGTACTCGCACATTGGCTTTCGATAGAGGAGACACATTGTATCCTCAGTTCGACCCTCTTACTGGTGAACTCGTTGTGTTTGCTCGCAAGTATTACGACTTCGATGAGGAAGGCAATGAAAAGATTGAATGGGTAGAGGTGTGGGATGACAAGACATTCTACCGCTTCAAGAAGCAAGTTAACGAAGGCAAGGTCAAGGAGACTATCAAGAGAATTGCCAAGATATTCGGAATCGACGACTACACTTGCGTTGAAGAGAAAGCTCACGGCTTCCCATTTATCCCTGTTGTATACGTAAGAAACGATGACGGCCCATGCTGGTCTGTTGTGCAGAAGAACATCGAGGACTACGAGGAAGCTTTCTCTTATCTCTGCGAGAACAACAAGGCTTACGCCTTCCCTATAATGAAGTTGAAGGGCGATGGTGACGACATTACCGTTGTTGGAGATACAGACGGATCGGCTAAGATGATTCAGATTACCGATACGAATGGTGATGCTGACTTCATTAACGGAACAGACGCTTCCGATGCATTTGCGACACAGCTCAACAAGTCGTATGACCTCATCTATGAGCTTTCGTTCACAGTAAAGCCACCGGAGCTGAAGTCGGGTGACCTTCCGGGCGTTGCCATCAAGCTGCTCTATTCTCCTGCTATCGAGGTTGCTGAGAACGATGCCAAGAAGATGCATCCGTTCCTGGATCAACTTGTTCGTATCTCAAAGTATGGTATCGGAGTTGAAGAAAACTGCATGGCCACTATGACCGGTCTTCCTATTCACGCTTGGGTGGAAATCTATGTGCATCAGAATAAATCTGAAATAATAACAAACTTAGCGACAGCTGTTCAGAACAACTTCCTCTCAAAGCAGACTGCATCTGAGCGTTGTCCAGACTTCCCAGTTAACGATGAATACGACCGTATCATGCGCGAGAAGAAGGAAGAGGATCAGCAGGACCTCCTCATGGATATTCAGCGTGCGGATAACGAAACTCAAAATGCAATCGAGGAGCAGAAAGCTACTGCGAATATTCAGAATGGAGGTAGTGGAAACGTACGTACGGGTCGCGGAGCTGGACGCCCAAATAAGTCAGGAACCAAATGGGACGAGAATCGGAACGCCCCGAATGAGAACAACTGGCAGCACTACAATCAAACCCATTAATAGCCTATGGATGAATTAAAACGTTCTGTCGATTACAGCAGGAAGCGCTTGCAGGCAATCCGAAACTGCGAGGGCCATGTTGCTGATATCCTCTGGAAAACGACGCAGAAGGTAATTACCGCAAGTAAGCGATACAGAGGCGCGGGCAGGCTCACAAACGAGTCAGCCCTGCTCTCTTACGCCAAGAATGTTACTGCTGAGGCCGAGGAGAGCATCAATACCTATATCTCTGCCTACTCCAAGGCTTCATGCAAGATTCTCGGGATTGACAACGAGAACATAGAATCGTTTCTCGTCAGCGACATCTACGGAAAGACGACATCCGAAAGAAACGCCGTCTATCTCGGAAACTTTGCTGAAGATATTGTAAGGATGATCAAGGCAGGAACCTTGATGGGATATTCAGACCAGCAGCTCCTGTCTTCCATCCGCACAGGCTATAAAGACCCATATCACACATCAGTCATTACCAAAGCGAAGAGAAAGGATATCAACATCGATGTTCCTTCTTACGGAAAGGGATACTACAAGAACGCCTATCAGAACATCGTAAGAAACGCTTCTCAGGTGATTGCTTTGGCGTGGGGACAGGCAGAGCAGGAGTATGGGCAGGAGAACAAGGCTATCGGGTTCTACGTCAAGAGAGGGAGTAATTATCCGTGCGATATTTGTCAAAATGAAGCCGACGCTGGCATCCACTCTTTCAAAGATCCATATCCGCCATTTCACGTTTCGTGTTGTTGCTACACAGTATTTGCATTCAAGGATAATAAAAAGAAATAAGATTATGATTGAAGAAACAAAAGGATACACGTTATCCGTCGATACATACAAGAAGGCGAAGGCTCTCAAGATGAAAGACCCTCGCTATTACATCTACGCCAGTCTCCGCGGTTCTGGCATGTCCGTCCGTGACAGCTGGGCCATCGCATTTCAGGGAGAAGGAATAGGTGTGTGGGAGAAATCATTCCTCGAAAACGAGATGAACAAGCTAGAAGCCCAAGAGTCCGTCCAGAAGAGAATAGCAGAGGTACAGGGCAAGAAAGCGAAGAACGAGAACGCCGATGAGCTCACCCAGGAGGAACTTATTAAGGCTACCTCGAAGGAAGAGATTCTGAGAAACCTCGTTATCGCTCAGCGCAAGCAGAAGTTTGGCTCTCCAGAGTGGCAAAAGACGACTGCCATGATAGCCGACTACTCTAAGATTAAGCAGGACGAAATTGATACAGAAAATAATGTGGTCCACTACTACATTCCTCTATCAATGCCTCGATGCTGCGAGGACTGCATTATCTTTAAAAATGGTCAGGCGACTTTCCAAAAGAAGAAGAAATAGTTAAATTCGTGTTAAAGTAACTTTGTTTTACTAGAAATTCAGCAAAACCAAGTACCTTTGCAAATAATTAATGTTCACAGATTCTTTCTGCTGAGCATAATTCAAATTATTTTGGTTAACTAAGAGGGGCAGTGTCTTCACAGATACTGCCCCTCGCTTTTTAAAACAAATATATAAGTAGAAGAAAACTTTGAAGTCAATTAAGGATACTTCTCTCCGGTAACAAACTCAAGTATACCCTTAAGCCTATCATTAAGAAGGTCGTCATTGAATACAGGAAGAACACCGTATGGAGGCAGTTTCTTCGTCTCTGCGGCCTCCAAAATGAACTGGAGCGCCTGTACTAAGGAAGTGTGGTCTTGAACGACCTCAAGCAATTTATCGCTCATCCTTGCCTCCTTCCTTCTTAATCTGTTCTGCCATCTCAAGAATAGTCTCGGCGTGCTTATCGTGGTCGATGACTTCCTGAACAGCCTCATCGCTCTCCTTGCGAAGCTGCTCTTCTGTCTTACCCTCATCGGCAGCAGCGTTTCTTCTTTCAGCCTCACGAGCAATGTATTCGTCACGGAGTTTCAACTTACCTGCCGTGTATTCTGCATCGCCAGGCAACGATGTATCCGCATACATAAGCTGGGCAAATGCCTCGATGATGTTTCCATCATCCTTGGAGAACTCATAATGGTCTCCTACAGCAACAGGAATACATTCATCGAGCGCAGCGTACATTGATGTACCGATAGAGTACTCGATTCCCCATGTGCCGGCAATGTTCGCAATCTTGATGAAAGGCAGCGAGCCTCTCTGTAAATGCTTCTTGATATCAGCAGGGATATCCTCTCTGAGTGAAGCAACTTCTTTCTTAGACAAGCTCTTACTGAACTTCAGCACGGTGAAGTGTCTTGTCTTGATAGTCTTTCCAAATGGTAATGCCATGATAACAATATTTTAAAGTTCAACTTTTATTTCCTTATACTCGAAATCTGTGCAAGATGGATTCTCCTCAGAAGTAAACCTAATCTCATTAGGGTGGTTACAAGCTCCATTCTTGAAGAAGAAGCAATCCTTACAAGTGTAATCAGTCTGTTCCATGTTCCAACAATTTTATTTCGTCCTGGATATAAAACACCGCCTTACGCAAGTCCTCGATGCGCTTCTCGGTCTTTGTTTTGTTGCCATCCACCTTATCCTTGCGCAGGAGATACTTGATAGCGTTCCCTGTATTGAAGTCAAGGTGTCTGCAAATATCCAAAGGCTCAACACCACATAAATCCTTAAGCCACGCATAATGGGATGGGTGAGATACTTGCTCTGTCTTTTCATTTCTAGATTCTCCTCCAGCTGCTATTGCTACACCAAACTTCATTATGCTTTCCGTATCAAAATGAGCAAAAAACTCATGGTTAGGATCGGCAGATGTACATAGCCATATACTACCGTCATTTCTCTCTATACGGAATAGAATTGGGATATTGTCACCGTGAACAAACAGAGGGTCAAAATTGCATTTTAAGCAATTCTTCCTTGTAATATAAAATTCCAGCCCAACCTTAATATCTTCTTTCTTAATCATAAGCTAACTATTTTTATAATCTTTCAAATCAGATTCATTCATACGAGTGCCTTTTTTACAGACAAATTCAGCCAACATTTGACACATGAATGTCTCTGAGTTGCTTTCATACTTAACATAAACAACATCTTCGTATATGTCGCTTTTTAGAAAGCCTACAACCGTAAACACCGGACAGTAATCTGTGACAATCCAATCGTAGTAAACAAACTGCTCGTTCTGGTCGCAAAATACTTCTACCCGTGTTTCGCATCTTTGCTTAACGATTGCAAAATCATTGTTTTCGGTAGGACGGTTTCTAGTAGTGACATATTTGAATGGGAGTAAAAAACGGTCTCCAACCTCAATACCATATTTATTCATAAGCTATTTCTTTTTACTATTCAAATAAAATGCTCTAAGAGCCATAACCTCTGATGGGTTGTGATAAAGGATAATACAGAAATCACCATGTTCTTCTGTGTGAACCTTTCGTAAACCACATTCCTTGATAAATCCATCCTCACCAATATAAGGATCAAGGATCTCGCGAACAGCACTAGTATGGCTTGGTTGAACAACAATAACGCCACCAGTTTCCCGAAGTTTCTCTAGCTTCTCCCACTGAGCTTCGATATTTTCGTCTCCGTAGAATAAATCATAGCCATAAGGCTCTGTGATTTCTCTATCAATGCCCATTCCCAAAGGAAGTTCAATTACTATAATCGGTTTCATAAGCTATTCCTCCTCATCTTTTAGTTCAACGAAATCTCCAATGCCCAAACGAGCCTTGTTGATGCAAGACGCAATCCAACCCATCAGATAGGCAGAAGGCTCGCCGCCATGTTCCATACCAATATCATCCTCGATGTTATCGCAGGCATGAGAAGCTTCATGGCAACAAACCCCCATCTTCATAGAATCCTTGCTTGCAAAATTAATAAATGAACAAAGCTTCTTATTCGCCTTTTCTCTAACGATATCGTAGGTTATTGCGTCATAATTAGAGAAATCAACTTCCAAAACCTCGCCATTTCTACCTTCAAAACACTTGTTAGCGTCCTCTTGGTTCATGCCAATAGCGACACATAACATTCTTGGATAGATAACAGGGTCGTATTCGTAATATCCTTTTTTCTTCATATTCTCAACTATTTCTGTTTTGACACAATCTCGATAGCAGACAATAATGTCTTCTCGCTGATACCTTTTCCACTACCAACACCATCTTTCTCTATTCTTTCAAGAGATTTCTCAATAGAGCAAAAATCATCCTGAGAATTACTTATAAAGCCATCAAGTTCTTCACTTACACTACTGATACAATCGTTGTTTTTTTTAACAATAGCTTCAAGACGACCGAAACACTTGTCGATATAATCCTTCAACCTTTCTTCATGCTCTATGATAGTTGCAGAACTTGAGATTTTCCCGTGTCCCCAGTAACGTTCTACAAATGCGTAATAATCACCTTTTTCTTTGCTGTGTTTTTTGTCAGCTACGGCTCTTAACTCAACGAAATTTTCTCCATCCATTACCGCATACAGTCCTTCTCCAAATGGATATAGTTCAGCTTTTTCTGCATCCTCCCTACTTTCGGTTTCTTTGTATGCGACCTTTCCTAAAACGTTAACTCTAATTTCCATATCTCAACTATTTATTATGTAATCTACCAATATGCCACTTTGAGCAAACCTTGCATAAGTAAGGATGCCAACCAAGTGTCTTCAACCTCGGAATCTGATTCAGAAACTCCCAAGCATCATCCTCTGTCTCATAAGCGACCTTCGCCTTCCATGAATGAACCTTTCTTGTCCAATGCTCCGGGTCCGGCTTGAACGGCGGCACTTTATTAGGATTGTGATGTCTTCTCATAGGCACTTGAATGAAACACTGTTCAACGTTCTGTTCACCGCAATCTCCTTCTCGTTACACATGGTCCTCATGCACTCCAGGGCATCATCGCGGACAGCAATCATAATCTCCTGCATCGAAGCGGTGGCCGGAACAATATTCCCGTCAGCCTTCTTCTTCGTGATACAAGATATAACCTCCTTGATATATTCCTTGTCTATCATAGAATCTGTTTTAATGGTGGCCGCCGACCGTGGAAGGGACTCGAACCTCCCGTCTGCCCGGACTTATGCCCGAAGGCATGTCCCACCGCCCTGCGGCCACCGGTTTCTTTAATCATCAGGCTGAATGAAACTCTCCGGCTGCTTGATGTCCTCCTCACCACGCAATTTATTCTTCACGTCATTGATGAGAAGCTCCTGCTTCAGGTCAATCATCTGTGCGCCGTATACCTGATACGTCATTCCGCCCTGTGACCTCTTCTTGAAGAATCCGTACTTGTCGCTCATATCACGACCGAACTTCTGAATCGTAGGGATATCCTTCTCCTCGACATCGTTGGCCTTGCAGAACTCGACGAATCTCTCGTACATCTCCTTGGCAAGCATGCATTCCGAAATCTCGCCCCTCGCCTCCTGGCTGCATCTCATATCATACGCCCTTATCCAAGCATAGATAGGATTGCTTCCGAGAAGAGAGATGAGCAGCTGTCTCCTGCTGCCCTCAGCTGCCGGGAACCTGTACTTCCTGCTCCTCAGCTCCATCGCGCCACGGAATATCCAGTTGAACACTCCGCTCAGTTCCTCACGGATGATCTTGCTCGCCAGCTCCGGGTCCTGCCTCTCCTTAGGAATGGTAACCTCGAAGCTCACGTACTGCAAGCGTCTGATGAATCCGAGCGACGCATCATCTGGGAACGGAAGCTCGTTGAGGTTGAAGATGAGGTAGGGGATTGAGTTCCCCTCCAGGATATCCCTGCCGAGCTTTCTCATCGGGACGGGCTCGCCGCTCACGAGTCTCTTGAACATACCGGTGTTCTTCCTTCCGAATTTCTTCGGGTCGGAATCGGAAGACCAGTTGAAGATGGCGTTCCTGATAGGATACCTTCCCCTCATTCCCTCGTCACCGTCGGCAGTGAGGTCGGCGTAGTCCATCTTGCTTATCCTGTCCTTGCCGAATATGTTGCAGGCAACGTCGAAGATGACACTCTTTCCGTTGGCTCCCGTACCTATAAGGAGAAGACAGAGCTCAATCTTCGATGATTCCTTCCCCTCGTACGGATTGTATGCAGTACCTCTCTGTATGAGACCGAGACCGAGGAACATCTGGAGGATCATCCTCGACGTCCTGTCTGGGAGGACCTCCTTGATGAAGTTCATCCACCTGTCGCACTTCGCCTTCGGATTGTAGTCGTATGGGTGGTAGTATGTGACATGGTACTCGGGAGAGAACGGCATCACGTTCGGATACTTCAGACCGCTGCCGAAGTCAACAACTCCGTTTGCGAATGCAACGATGTCGAAGGTAGGTCTCAGTATGTTGTAGCACTCTATCACCTCCATGAATGACTTGTTCATCACCGTACTGATGCCGAGCATCGGAGCCATGGCCAGGTCGAGGAGCAGAAGCTGGTAAGCCTGTTCCAAAACTATCTTCGGAACAGCTTCGTATATCTTGCCGTTGAACATGTAGTAAGCACCGTTGTAGTACTTCACCGGAGCCTTCTTCGCCAGACGTCTCATTGACCTGATGAAAGTAGACTTCAGCTTGTTGTACTTATCAGAGTTTGCCTTACCCCAGTCCTGGCAACGGAGCGCTTCGAAGCCGTACTCGTCATGCCTCAAAAGGTCTAGCAACTGAGCGTGCAATGTGTCTATAGCAATACCATTTTCCATTTATGTACAATAATAATATTAATTTTCCGTTATTGTGTAGGATTACCCCCGATAAACAGGGGCTTTCTGAAGGATAACACGTGTCAGGTCGTCCTTACAACATGTCGTCTATAAAATATCGACAACACAAAGATACAGATAATATCCTGAATATCCGGTAAAACCCTAATAGATAAATGGTATAAATATACATTTTAGGTATACATTAAATGAAGGATAGGTATACATTTATGGTTTGGTCTGCAAAGTAAGAGTTTATGGTATCAAATGTTAATAAATAACGGATGAATGAATATGCATAATTATCCTTTATGGAGAAAAGTAATTAAACTTTACAAAAAGGCTGAAAAATCGGAAGAAAAAATTTTTAGATGAGGTGACTACCGCGCTGATTTATAGCTACAAAGGGGGTGTGGGGGTGTTTCTTTAGAAATTGTTACATTTTGTGTCGGTTTATATAGTGTAAACGGGCGTGAAACAATATTTTTGTAATTATTTCAAATTGTCGGTTTATATTTATAAAAAATTTATGTAACCACTTAATAACCAACACTTTATAATATTGTTTATATTCATTTACTTGCATAATTATACATTATCAATAAAGCGTGAAACACAAAAACTTATTACAAATTACTTGACCGAAAAAATGTTACATAATAACGTACTGGTTAAATGTTAAAATATTAACATTTAGTGTTTATGTAGTTAGCTATATAGAAGTAAAACGTAATATATTAATACTTTATCACGAAGTGTTAAAACCTATAACTACCTATAAATCAATACGTTACAACATCTTTAAAGGTCGATTTTTAACATAAAAAATTTGCTTTTTCCAATAAATTTTCGTACCTTTGTAGTACAAAAAGAAAGAGATAGGACACTATCTTATAAGTAACATTTAAACAATTTAGGTATATGAAAGATTTAGAAATGAAAGGTACCCAAGGGTACGAACATACTAGCACAAAGGTAGCTAGTTATGTAAGCGAGTGCAAAGGTAGTGCAGTTTTAGCACAAAGTTTGGAAGTGCTCAATAGTTACCGCAAAAAGCTATTGAGTGAGTGCAAAGATAGTGAAGTTATAAGCGCAAAGAAAGAACTGGAGAAAGCACGTGCTAACTACAATAAGCTAGCTACAAAGTATGTGCTTTCAGATGAAAGCTATTGCAATTTGCAAACTGAGTGCGTACGTTCTGCTGTAAGCGAATTTTCCCGTAAGCATAAACTACCTAATTTCTTTGCGTGGTTTGATAACAACAATAAGGACGTGCAAACGTCTATTATAGATAGCTTGCAAAGATTAGGTAGTAAGTTGTGTTCTTTGCACCAAGCATTTTCAAGTGGTGCAAAGGTAGCAAAGAAGAAGAGTGAAAGCATAACAGACCTACAAAAACAGATTGCAGAATTGCAGGCAAAGTTAGCAGCAGCGCAAAAGTAAGTAACACAAAACAGATAGCTAGAGAAAAAACTAGCTATCTAGTTTTCCCACTGACTATTTGATAGGTAGCCAGTGGGAAATTTTACTCCAGGTTTTTCAACTTGGAGCGGGTCGTCGTGTCCTTATTTTTCCCACACAATTTGGTAAACCTTGTCGTGGTGTGTGGGCTTAACTCAGAGAGAGAATTTATTCTCCCTCAGGGAACTATTCAAGAGAAGTATCTCAGTAAATCGAGAGTGCGAGAGGCACACCGAGATGGGAGAGAGTAACGTGTTACTCAGAGACATCCATCCGAGAGATACGCAAAAATTCCTGGCGTGAGCGTCGAATGAGATGAGACGGCACGACGGCTAGGGGATTTGTATCATCTAGCGAGATGAGAGTTTTAGAAAGAAATCATAATTCATATTCTATCCCGTTGGCTGCGGGTTTAGGGATACGAGATATCCTGAAAAGCTGCGTGTTGGATGGCACGTGGAGTGGTTTCCGTTGCAGGGATTTTCTCCTGCACATCATATTCGCTCATAGTTTTAAAAGTGTGGGCTAGCGAATATAAAACGCACTTTCTGAAATCGGTTGCTTGTCATCCGTGCGAGATTTATCTCCTCAGAAATAAACAAGTTGCTGGCAGAAGCATAAAATCTGTAGGGTGTGAGCCACGTAGTTAAGACGATAAAGATAAAACGTGGTGCAAAGATGCACATCCTGGCTAACGGGGCGGGGAGAAATCTCCGCTCTACAATTATAAACCATTTAAATATTAGAATTATGAAAGAACAGATTTTGAAGAAGATAGGAAAGACGCTTGTACGTATTAATGTAACAGACCAGAGTGCAGAGGATGCCTACGATGAACTCGTTAACAGCAGCCCTCGCTTGTTTGGCATGCTTTCCAGTATCTACAGACTGAATGATGAAGAAGAAAGATTCGCTTGGTCTGCCGGCATCGCCTAAAATCTCCCTACGCTTGTAGGGAACAAATAACCAAAAATATTAGAATTATGAGTACGCTAAGAATTAAATGCCTCGATATGTGCGAGGTTGAGAGTATCATTGCAGATGCTCAGGAGATTTTGAGTCACGTAGAATTCGGGTCGCTAAAGAATGGTGTGCTTACATTATTCTGCGTGGCGTGAGCCTAAAAATCTGTAGCCAGTACGATAATTGTCGTGCGTGGCTACGGAACAATTACCAATACAATAGAATTATGAAAACAAGACAGATTATTTATTCAAGTACGATAATCGTGCTTGGATTTTTTCAGGCGCTTCCTGCGCTGTTGTGTTTAGCAAGTACGAATATTCCCGTAATTCTGCTTGGAATTATTTGGGGTGTTCTGCTTGGGATATTCTGGAGCAGTACGATAATTGGCAGGTGGTATTTCAGAGAGCTTTGGCGTGCCACATTACGCTTGGAAAATTTCATACTCCCTATGAATTGAGAGATATAGGAAGTACGATAATTGTGCTTGGAAACATTTGGCTAAATTCTGCTTGGAGAAATCCAGGCAGTACGATAATTGAACCATTTAAAATTATAGGATTATGGAAAAGAATTATGTAAGCAAGAGTGTTCTATCTGCTGCGCTTGTAGTTATCGTGAGTTTCGTGAGTGGTTTCATTGCCATTGCAGGATTTGTGCTTGGAGATTTTCAAGCGGTTTTATATTCTGCTATTCTTGAAATGTGCGGTATATTTATCATCTGCGTGATGATAGATTCCATCCAGCAGCAGATAGAGGATATCATCTGTGACTAGCCAAAATTACCGCTTGGAGATATTCGGGCGGCATCTAGTATCAACCAATTAAAATTAGAATTATGAAACAGAGAATTTTTATCGCAGTGTTTGTTATCGTGTGTCTTGCACTTGTAGCCGTATCCGTTGACAGCGTGAACTGCCGCAGAGCAAACGTAGCACTTAGAAAGACCGTCATCCAGCAGGCTAACGAGATTTCAGAGCTTGGCAATTGCCAGCACACAGAGAGTACGACAATGTACACAGGATTAAAAAAGTAGTAAATTTAGCGTGGTGATGGAGCCACACACCCAATATGGAACGAAAATACGCTGCCCCTCTTATTAACCAATTTTTTAGAATTATGCTAAATCTGAGAGGAGTTCCTGCTCCTCTCTTCTATTAACCAAAATATTACAGATATGAACTACAAGACATTTAATTTAATCGACAAGATTAATGCAGAAGGGTTAGATAACTCTGAGTGGGGTATTTATATGCACTTAGAGAAAACCGACACAAAGAAATTCTACGGAACAAGAGAGAGTTTCATGCTCCCTCCTGGAGAGTGGATTGTCGTGTACGAGAAAAAGGATGATATATGCCCATTCCGAGAGATTTGTACGCCTGATTACACTATCGACTACTGTGAGGATGAAGTTATATTGTTCTATGAAGTAAACTAGCTGAAATGTGCTCAGGTATTTTCCTGGGCATACTATGTAGAACCATTAAACAAATTGAATTATGCAAGACAGAAAATCACAGAAGAATTTTGAGCGTGCGCTCCTCCATGAAATCGAGAGTATAAAAATTGCAGCGCGCCAGTGGCACAACAACAACGCTAAGGGCTACAGAGATTTCCGTAGCAAAGAGAGAATATCCAAAAGCTTCTCTGAGATTGCGGTATTGTGCATGAGCTGAAATGTGCGTGGCATTTGTCACGCATACTATGTTAAACCATAAAATTCACAGAGTATGACAGAACAAGAGATTAGAGTGGCAAAAAGTATCAAGAATGGTATCTTGCCAGAGTTACAGGAAATCCAGCGTGATTTGTACATGGACGATCACATCACTGTGAGTATCGAGCCAGGCACGTTCAAAAAATGTATGAACGTTTTCGTACGTATACAGAAAAGTACGGACGGTTCTTCTTCCGGCAATATCCTGTGCTTAGGAATGTTCTCTTTCAACACGTTCCATTTGGACGAGTGTGAGCAGAGAATAAGGAACGCAAAGGCTCTCCGTGGCGTGCGCTGGTTCATCAAGAACTGGCAGAAGAGACTCTCAGCCTGAAAATTGAGCGTGGCGGTTGTCACGCTCTCCTACAAACCAAAATATTAGAATTATGAAATGGGTACAATTTTATCACAAGATTAACAAGTTTGACCTTGTGAACATGAGATTTACAGATGATTTCAGTATCGTGGAAATGGTGGGCATGGATTCTGTCATGCCTATCGACGGCAGATTGAGTCTGTCATCCATACGTGATGTAGTACAAAAGAAAATCGAGAGCATGAAGAAAATCGAGAGTTTCGACCCTTGTGCGTTCTCAATCCTCACCGGTCCTACTATTCTGTGTGCTTCAGAAAGTCCAGTGTACAATCTCTAGCCAGAACTGCGGGGCAAGTCCTGTGTCCTGCTTCTATTATTAACCAAATCAAATTTAGAATTATGACAGACGGAGACAGAAAATTCCTTGCCAGGCTCGTCGCGAGTCACAAGGCAGTTATCAGCGAGGAGTGCAGACGCAAGAACCTCGACAAGAGCGAGTATTTCAGACGCGTAGCGCGTGCAGACAAGAAAGCTCAGGAGATTGAACAATCGTGCATGCGCCCTCGCAAGTTCTAGCCAAACATTCTGTGCAGTCTATCTGTACAGAAACCATGTTAAACCATCAAAATTAAAGAATTATGGAGAAAATGACACAGAAAGAGTTGAAAAGACTCGTTAGAGTAGGAGCTGCCAAGGATGTAACAGACAGCTCAAGTCGTAACGATATCCCTGAAAGATATAGCCAAGTAGGCTACTCTTCTGGAATATACGGATGCAACGGAATGTTGCTTCGTGGCGAGAGCGGTCAGCTGTATGCTGTCTGTGCAAGAACTACGGCTATCTGGGTTTTCTAGTCAAAAACACGGGTAAGTGTTGGTGCGCTTACTCGTTTCTATCATCAACCAAAATACAGAAATATGAATATACAGAAAGTATGGGATGCGTTTATCAAGGAAAATGATAATCCATCATTCGTAAAGATGGCATATGCCGTAGTAGAGCAGCTTGGCGGTGTTAATGAAGACACACTGCTTAATTCTCTCGATAGTTGCAGAAATGCAAATGACGGGTACACTGGATTCTGTTATCCTTATCAGACAAGCAAGTTCTGGAACGAGAACAAGAGTGCTATCATGGAGAATATGCACGAGCTTGCCGATGATTTGGGAGAAGACCTTATCACGATGATTAAGGGCTTCGGGAATTTCAAGGACGACAAATCTGTCACCTATGATGCTATCGGCAAGGCTCTGTATGCTCCTTTTAACGAGGGCGAGAGCAGATACATCTACGACACATTTGCAAAGTATGCACTGGAAGAGGTTGCGAACCGATTCCAGGACTGGTGGTACGATCAGGACGAAAGTGAGTTCGATTAGCCGAACCAATCCTCACTCTCACGGGTGGGGATTTCTATTAACCAACAATTACAGAATTATGAGTGATTTAGAGAAAATCCTGAATGACGATTTGCTGAAGTGTGAAATCGTGAATTCAGCAGAGAACGAGGTAAGACGTGTTGATCTCATCAAATGGATGCACGACAATACATTTTTCATTGCCATAGTACACAAGGATACAGGCAAACTTGAAGTGTCTGACATTCCAGAAACAGACGAGTTTGAAGCGCACAGATATTTCTACAGAAATTATGGAGACGCTATCTTGTTTGGCTAAAACTCCCCACATCATCGTGGGGAACAATTATGAACCATTAAACAGATGAATTATGGAAAAGAATATTGTAGAAGTTGATATCAGCAAGGGTGAGGTTATCAAGATAGCCGATTATATCGGTGTAGAAAGCTTTGCCAAGGTTATCGAGAGTTTGTTTCATGAGTGCCTGGAGAATTTCGACGACGCAGAGGAAATGGAGGAATTCATTGCCGATTGCAGCGGAGAGAGTATTCAGTCTCTAGCGTGTAATTTTACTCTTAAGGCAAACAGAGGAATGAAGGAATACCTCCATCTTAGTGACCAGCGCATGATTGGTAATTTTGCCAATCTGTACAACGATTATCCCAGACACGTTACAGGTACGTTCTGGGCGACGGACTACGATGGCGACGATTACTACGATTTGTATCCTGCCATGGTAGCCAGACTTGATGCCGCAGAAGACAGCGAGCAGGCGAACAAGGACAGAGAATATCTCGAAGAATGGTATTTCAAGGCGTTCGGAACGTACAACATCAAGTACAATTTCGGCAATTACCTTGAAGAGGTTCACTCCATGATGGAGGAAGGTCATGAGGAAGCCTAACAATATCCCCTAGCATGGGGATATTCAATGTTAAACCATTTAAATGATTAGATTATGGAATTTAGAAAAGGAATTATCTACGCAGGACTTGTTCCTGTAGTAGGCGGCATGATGTGGGTTTCAATAACGCCAGACGCTTCAGATTCGGTTCATTTCTGGAAGAAGAAGCAGTGTGAATCGTATATCCGCAAGAATTTCTCGGGAGAAGAGAAAAAATATCTCCTCTCTCAGCTGAAAGAAGAGAAAAGAAGAGCGAAGATATACTCATGGGCAAGACTTTAAAACATACGATCATGAAGCAGGTAATAGTAAGACTCAAGGGAGATTTCTACAGCATGAATACATATTGTAGTACTCTGAAGGATTTTTTAGAAAAGAGAAACCTGAAGCGCTCTGATGTTGCAGAGTGGTGGAAGGAGTAGCCTAACAAGGGGAGCTTGCATGCTCCTCTTCCATTAACCAATTAAATAGAATTATGGGAAATATTACAATTTCACAGAAGGGAAGTAGAACTATCTACAGAGTGAACAGAAGAATCGTGTGCTATCGTGACGGGCACAAGTATTGTGTGGGCAAGCCATCATCTGGCAGCACCCATATCGAGTTTGATGCCTTGTCCGAGAATATTGCACACGAGAGATGTATTGAGATTTGTGAGCGCAGAATCAATGCAGAGATGAAGTATCAGAATCCTGTCGCATACAACGCACACAGATTGTTGAACGCATTAGCCTAAAGATAGCCTCCGGGCTATCACCATTAACCAATTAAACAAAAGAGAATTATGAAAAAGGATTTTGAATTATTAAAGAAGCCTACAGAGGTTATCTACAATGGTATTCGTACAAAGATTACCGGTGGCGGCGTTATCGTAAAGCTCCTGTCGAACTACATGGAGGATATTTGGGATTATCTCACAGAGAAATATCCCGAGAAGGACTTCAGTGAGGGTGATGCATGGGACTATGATCCACGTTTCCAGTATTTCAAGTACGATGAAGTTGGAGAAGAATACATCGTTCTCAGTCTTGATGAAATGAGCGAGAAAGATATCGATTGGGAGTACGACTATGTACTTGTCGATACCTCTGCCTTTCCTACATACGAGCGATGGGTGATGGATTCCATCATCTGCCTGGCAGATGTAGATGTGGCTCACGATATCCACGACCTAACAGACGAGCAGCTGCAAGAACTGCGCGGCGAAGTTTGTATCGGTTCTTATTTTTCTGCCGATTACAACAACTCATTCTTCCTTGACAGAAGTGAGCTTAGCTGCTATTGTGACAGCTACGACGAGTGGCTAGAGGAGAAAGGTATCGAGGATAGCCCTGAGGAGTTCTCATATTACATGAGAGAAGTAGCCTAAAAACGGAGGGAGCAATCCCTCTGACATCATTAACCAAATCATTAAAGATTATGAAGAGATATTACGTATCAGTCACAGAGCATTTAAACAAGGTAGTCAGCGTTGATGCTGAGAGTGAGAATGAAGCCGTACAGAAAGCACAGGATGCCTATAATAATAGCGATATTATTCTTGACGCTGACAATTTCTCAGGTGAGGTTATCGAGATCGAACCAGATCAGGAGTACTGGAGAGAATCCGAAGAAGATGACAGCGTAGCACTCCAGCACATCGACTAGCCAAACGGGGAGAGCAATCTCCCTACCAATAACCAAAACATAAGAATTATGAATGAAGACAGAATCCTAGAAATGTTCTTTGAGAAAGCCAGATGGCAGTATGCCATTGAAAAAGGCTTATTCAAGGACATGAACAAAGCAGTAATGTATCAGCTTACAACGCCGGAGGCTCGTCTGGCTATGTATCAGAGGATCAAGAGCGGCAACTACAAGATAATGCCGCCGCATACAGCCAAAATTCCGAAAGACAACGGAGATTTCCGTACGGTCTATGTGAATGAACCTGTAGACAGAATCCTCCTGAGCATAGCGAACGACCTCCTGTTTGAGCTGATGCCAGAGATGGTGCATCCGCGCTGCACGTCGTACCAGAAAGGTATCGGCTGCGGTCGTGTGGTGCAAGATGTGTCTCGGATAATATACTCGGCAGATGGTAGAATCATCGGATTCAAGTCCGACTTATCCAAGTACTTTGACAACGTGCCTATCCGATTCATCGACTGGGCATTTGACAGAGTAGAGGAGAAGTGCGGAAAATCTGCACTGATAGATGTCATCCGTGACTACTATCACACAGATATCTATTTCGATGAGGACAATAACCTCTGCGAGAAGTATCAGTCCCTCAAGCAGGGATGCTCTGTTGCCGCATGGCTGGCTGACGTGGTTCTATACCATATCGATGAGATGTTGTCGAGTCTGAACGGATATTACGTCCGTTACTCAGATGATATTCTCTTCGTTGGCGAGGACTACGAGAAAGCCATGGATATACTGAAGAGCGAGCTGGAGAAGATGCAGATGACGCTCAACCCGAAGAAGGTTGAGTATCTTGACGCAAATCACTGGTTCAAGTTCTTGGGATATTCCATCAAGGGTCACAATATCTCTCTGTCGTCCACACGTATCAAGACCTTCCAGAAGGAGATTGAGAAAAGGACGATAAAGAAGCGTGATACTACGATGACGAAAGCCGTCAATGCAGTAAACAGGTATCTCTACAAGGGGTACTGCGATTACTCCTGGGCTACTCAGGTTCTTCCGGTCATAAACGTGAAAGAGGACATCGACAAGCTCAACACCTTCGTCATGGACTGCATCCGTGCGGTCAAGACAGGCAAGAGAAAGATCGGTGGTCTCGGATACGTGAAGACTCAGGCTGTAGGTTGCATAGACCGAGGTCGTGGAAGGAACGTGAAAGCCAACAGGAGTAAGACAGAGAGCGAAATCAAGGGGTATCTATCGATAGGTTGTGCTCAGAATGCCTTGCGAACGAGCAGGGCAGCGTACAACACATTGGTGAATACTTTGTAGATGAAGCATCCTAGCGCAGGGATTTTGCCGGAATGAAGATACAAGGTTTTAAATATCCCGGTTGCGGAGTACAGGGACCATCTAATACCTAGATGGTCCTCTGTTCGTCCTAAACCGGACATTATCAATCTGATATAGCTATGCGCAGCATCTTCTGACCGGCAGACTCTGTAACCGAGCACACGGACGTGGGAGAAGGACGGACAGATTCAGGCAACGCCTCTATAACATCATCTGATTGATCCAGCTATCCAAGTTTACAACTTGAGACAGCTGGATCATTCATATGGCACAAGGCGTAGCTCATCAATGAAGTACAGAGATGTGCCGGTCCGCATGACTCTCGCAGGTGGCGCACACCACCACTCACTGACGGATGGCAATAGTTTATGAAACAGGTCTCTTAACCAGACTCAGGATCCTGGTAACACCCGGATCCTGAGTCTGGCGAATCCTGTGTCAAATCAGAAACATAAAGTATTGTGCCGAGCCATCGGTCAGGGAATCACCCTAACACGAGGGTAGTCTTTAAAGGAGAGTGAATTTATGAGTGCTGTTTACATGCCGCCGGTGTGGCCGGCGGCTTACAACAGCCCTCGAATCAAGCTGTTATAGCTACGTGCCACGCTCTCAGATGAAGACAACGTTATTGCCAAACGAGGTACACGATGAGGAATTCTTTATATCACGAGCTTTGTAACTCGCGGGGAGGCATCCTTAGAACAACGATGCTCCCCGCGATATCAGCTCCCTCAATCGCCAAGATAGAGGAAGGCAACAGACCTATGAGTGTACCTACAAACAACCATGTGAATTGCATCACGACTTATCAAGAGTATGAGGTTTAATATCCCGTAAGGTGGAATACCTGTGCCTGCCGATATCTCCGCAGGCACAGGTATCCAGTCACGGGACCGAATCGAGAACATATATCCATGCAACATAATACATGAGATAAGTCATGCGCATTGCAGCGATGTCTGGCAAGTTCTGAGAGTTCATCGAGCGTTTCATAGATTCTGAAGCCAAGGATGGGGAAGCGTACGCTTCCTGAGGTTGGCTTCATAACAATGCCACGCCCTTAATCAAAAACTTAAAGCAATGCAACGTATCAGGTTGAGTCAGACTAGGTTATTGCGAGCCGAATTGTGCGCAAGGAGAATAGATTGTACAATACGGTATCAATCATCCTGAGCATCCAGGTGATTACCTGGATCCGTCAGGACTCAGATACAGTATTAATCAAGACCTTATAGTTACGCAACAGATTCTCTGAGCGCACTCCTATTTACCAATATTTAAGAATTATGAACAGCAAATTACTAAAGAAGCTTGAGGAAATCAAGAAAGAGTACGAAACGTCAGAAGTTTGCATGGGTGAGATGCTTGATTCTGTAAGTGCAGACGGATTCTCTATCGAGGATGCTCACTGGTTGTATATGCGTGCAATGGAGTGGGCGAACGGAGATAAGTTCTATATCCACGTCGGAGAAGACGAAGATGTACTGAGTAAGGATGAACTCGAAGAAGCCAATTTGATAGTGCTAGAATAAGCACTATCCCTATTAACCAATACAATAGAATTATGACATACGACGAGATTATCAATGCAGTTGAGAATGGTGCTAAGTTCACCATCAACTTTCAGAAGAGAACATGTAGAGTGAATGGCAAGATAGTGATGTCCGAGGAAGATAAGCCGAAAGATACACCTTACCTGACACATGCAGTAGTCCTGTTCGCAATAGAGCAGAGATACAAGGCATACAAGCATTCTGTGCCGTCTGAACGCTCTGAATCACATCGCCGCTACTACTTCAAGGCTTTGCCGGAGAAAGAGCTCTCAGACGAAGATATGATGTACGGAGAGCGACGTGAGGTAGCGAGATGCAAGCTAGAACTATACGTCCTTATGCAGCTGCTCAGAGGCAACCTTGCATGGGAGAACAGATGGGGAACATGGTTCTGGCGGTCTGAAAATGACAGGGACCTGATTATCCTCAGAGACTGGGTTGAGCCAAACAAGGGTGGGGTGTAAGCCTCATCCACAAGAGTTAAATAAATTTTTAGTAACCAATTTAAAATAATTAGAATTATGAAGCAGATTGTAACAATCACTGGTGAGAACTTGAACATCGTAACTAACAATGTAGAGGCTACAGCAGCTACCGGTAAGAAGACCAAGGCGCAGATGCGACTCGAAGCTCTTAAGGCAGCAGGCGTTGACGTAAGTAAGTACTTCCCTCTCGGTGACGACAAGCTTATCAAAATCGAAAATGGTGCGGCAGTTCCTGTTGATATGGACGATGCAACCATCGATGCGGTAGGCAAGCAGATTGTCGAGGGTGGATACGTAAGCAACTGGAAGCTGTTCCGTCGTTGGGTTATGTCTCAGATGTTCCACATGTTGCGAGACATGGATAAGAGTTATCTGTCATTCAACGAGGTGTTGCAGCGCAAGGGCTACGAGTATCAGTGGCGCATGTTGGAGAACGAGCTGTATGCTCAGATGAAGATGTGTGACCACAAGGACTACGAGAACACCAAGGCGAGAAATCGCTGGTTCAACGGCTGCGTAGCACACGATATGGCTATTGACTATATTAACAAGCTTCGCAGCTACATTGACGACAAGTGCATCTACACTACCAAGAAAGACAAGGATGGAAACGAGAAGAAGACATACAAGCATACCTGCAAGGGTAATCCTTATATCCGTCTTCAGAGCGAGGACATTTTTGTCGCAGACTTGGAGAGAAAGGTCTATACTCCTCTCCGTAACCTTGCCAACAAGATGGGTGCTGTACCGACCTACACCTACAAGGAGCTCTACGATGCAGTTCGCGAGTTCAACAAGAACCGCAAGCATCTCGCATGGGATACCAAGCAGGCAGATGCATTCATTCATGCTTACAAAGGGTCTGGTTCCTACTACACGATGAGAAACCTCATCATGTTCCATGGAGCAAGATTCATGAAGAACGGACGAAAGATGTCAGAGGCCAATTCTCTGAAGGAGCTTGAGTCTAAAGCCAAGCTCTACGATGAAGAGGGTTGGAAGATGCTCGGTGTACTCAAGCAGCTTATCAAGGACAATAATATCAGCGTCCAGGGCAAGATTCTTGAATGGAAGAAAGCCAAGAGCGAGAACAAGTAATCATCAGTAAGATGTAAGGTTCGCCGCCTGAAGAATGGTGGCCCGGCAGCTTGTGTTTACAAGAGCTTCTACAACGAAGGATCTCCTCCAGTCACTACTGGAGGTAATCCTTCGAGCTAAAGCTCTCTAGATCGAACTTATAGAGTAAGGCGCCAGCCGGGGACCATTCTAGCCAAAAGTCGGTTACTGATCCGGTAACCGATTCAATGTCTAACCAATAAAATGAAGGATTATGAAGAAAATTAACGTAGACACAAGAAAGTATATTAAGGCTCCTATTGACGGAAAGAATGTCGTCGAGGAATCACTTCTAGATGCTATCTTTGATGATTCGCAATATCTTAGCAATAAGTTCTCCTTGGGATTTGTCGGCGGCGTACCTACGATGATAGAGTACAACGGAAACTATCTATCTATCAAGAAGCTACGCCCGTGGAGTACATCAGAGTGGGGTAGAGAGATTGTCAAACGACTGACTGGCGAATCAAAAAATAGCATATACTATTACGATACGAAGCAGTATCTCGACGAACGCCAGGCTGAGCCTTTAATCTATACATTCTTTCTGAGCACAGATTACCTTACAGTAAGATTTCACTACAATGTAAAAGTAGATGAAGATTAGCCAAACGTGTCAGTCGTTAGCAGCGGCTGACTACTCATATCATAACTAAATTTTGTTTAAATGGTTCAAGCCGGTCTGTCGTGAGACACGCCGGTTTTTTGTACCGCTAGTTTAACCAATTTTAAATTAGAATTATGAGTAGAAATTACTGGACATTATGTAAGGAAGGAATGAAGACTCGTCTGTCAAAGGCACAGGCAGCTTATGAGAACGCAGTAGAGAACGTCAGCGACTTGCATGTCAAAATCAGTGAGGGTAATAGCAAATTGGGAGCTATCCCATCCGTGTCGCTCATTCCGGTCATGGATTGCGGTAACTGTGCAATCTGTGCCAAGAGCTGCTACGACCTGCGAAACGACCTTATCTACAAGGAGGTAATCAAGACGAGAGCTATCAACTCGGCAATCTATCATGAGGATCCCGAGCGATACTTCAAGGAGATTGACGGGTATCTCGACTACAGATTCCCTCGCGCCTTCCGATTCCATATCGGTGGTGATATCCAGGATAAATGGTATCTTGACAAGATGTGCGATATTGCACGCAAGCACAAGGATACCAAGTTCCTGGCGTTCACGAAGATGTTCGATGTGTGCAACGAGTACCTCGATGAGGGCAACGTAATCCCTGAGAACATGCATATCCTATTCAGCGGATGGCTTGGTCTCAAGATGGATAACCGCCACGGATTTCCGGAGGCGCATCCTATCTTCGAGAGCGGAACGTCTGCTCCGGAAGGAACACGTCTGTGTACCGGAAACTGCACAGAGTGCCTGAAGGAAGACAGACTATGCTGGTCCATCGGCAAGGGCCAGGCGGTAGGATTCCTTGCACACTAGCCAAAATCCTCGTCAGTAATGACGGGGTACTATGTTTAACCAATTAAAATTTTGAATTATGGCAACAGCAAGAAGAGGTACAAGAATGCTCAAAGCTTCCGACATTATGAAGAGAAAGGGCATTGTCCAGAAACAGATGGACATGAACAAGTTCAACGAGGTTATAGAGAATTTCTTTATGGCCCATGAGCCTAAGGAGACGATTCTCCTAACTCCGAAGAGATTCATCGAGATGGATAACCCGCCAGAGGGAGACTTCATCGACTATCTCGATGTCAGCGTTTGGGAGAAGAAGAGTGAGGACCCGGATGACCCGTTCGACTTCATAGACTATCAGTTCATGAAGAAGAACGGAATGCTCCGTCCTATCCTTATGGTGAACGAACCGTTCATCGGCAATGCTGCCGGGTGGCTGAGAGATTTTTGTGGATTCACTGTGAAGAGCAGAACACGAAAGAAGAAGAAGGAATACATCGTGTCTCTGCCGGTGTAAAACCGAACAAGGCGTGGAACATTATTGTTTCACGCTCCTAGTATTAACCAATTAAAGTAGAATGATTATGGAAATAGTAGATGTAAATGTAAAAAATCTGAGTGAATTCGATATTGAGAACGATCTCTATCATGACACTCTGTGGGAGAATATGTTCGACGATGGCGAGTATACGGACGACGGATGCAACGAGGCTGTAGGTTTCATCTATTCTAACGCCTGCCATGCAGAAGTTTATGGCAACTCTATGGATGTCAGATGGATAAAGGATAACTCAGACAATCTCCGCCTGGCTATGGTGGCAAACGACCTGGTAAATAACCTCATGGGCACAGAGCAAAAGAAAATTATCACCGAGGAAAACAACGGAACCACGCTCCTTACTTACGCTGGTATATATCTTAACATCTTCGTCAATTTCGAGATGCGTCACATACAGATTCTCGCTTACCAGGAAGCCTAAAAAGCCCTCTTCGGAGGGTGCAATGTTTAACCAATTAAGAAAAGAGATATGGAAGATTTAGAAAGATTCAAGAAGTTTGTCAGAGAGAACAATCCTATGGTTCCTGACCTGTTGCAGGAGTTTGAGCCAGTCCGTAAGATCGATTCCGTAAAAGATATCGACGATTGTGACTGGATTCACCTAATGGATGAGTACGATGCAGCGAACATCACCTGGAAGACTCAGATGATGGCGAAGGAAGTCGAAGATGCGCTCGGAAGCGATGAATATACCTGTCACATACAGGAATACCCGAAGACCGGCCATGTAGGCGTTATCATCGACGGAACACAGGAGTTCCTTGGCAAGAAGAGCGAATGCGAGAATTATCTTCAGGGGTTCCTTAGGGCACTGGAAATCACAAAGGAGAATCAGTAAGCCAAACAAGCCTGCCAGGAATGGCGGGCATCAAGTTTAACCAAAATATTAAGATTATGAAGAGAAAAGTATTGAAAGACAAGATTGATGAGTTGCGTTCAACAGCAAAGATGGAACTTGCATGCACCATCCGTGAGATAATGCGAGAGCGCGGAATCCTAAGCAAGGAACTTAAGAACCCGGTTAAGTGCAGCGACGGGCTTTTCGAAGCTGTCCTCATTGAAACTAATGGCAAGGATACCGCTATCCCGACTATCACGCTACGTATGATGAGCTACAAAAGAGTGGTGAAGAGAGTATCCCCTATGGATTTTGAGATGGATTTCGAGTCGCTCGCCCGTATTGCTTACGAGCTAAACGATGAGCTCGAAAGTTAATTTAGCGTTAAAAACGGCAAAGACGATGGTTTATATTATAAACTTTTCGTATCTTTGCCACTAGTAACCAAAATTATAGAATTATGACAGAAGAAATAAGAATCAAGACAAGAGATTGGGAGAGACTTCTGAGCTACACTCAGCAGCAGAAGTACAAGACTGCCATCAAGCAGGGGTGGTTCGCCAATTATCACAGCAACGCTTGGAGGCATGACACGTTCTATGGCGCATACATCTGGAAGTATCCAAAGTACATCAAGGTCGTGAGAATGTTCGAGGAGCTGTTGGGGCGCAAGCCATTATGGGAAGACATCACGGACGATAACCTTCGCGATCTCTTCGAGAAGATCCAGGAGAACTACGCTCCTAACTCGGCAAGAACCGTATGTGCAACCATCAAGGCTGTGATACGTGAGAACGATGCTACCAGGGAAATCCCTAGTCCTACGTTCGGCAGAATACTTAGAGCGAAGGCTGTACCGGTCCAGTCTGTATATCTCTCTGATGAGGAGATAAACAGAATCATAAAGTACAACCCTCACGGAAAAACAAAAAGATATGTTCAGAGAATGTTTATCATGGAATGTCTCTGTGGCGCACGTTACAGCGACTGCCAGAGAATGACGGAAGAGAACATAGATGATACCGGACACTTCCTCGTCTATGTTACTCAGAAGACAAAGACCGAGGTAAGGGTTCCACTTCACAAGAAGCTCCGTAAGTTCCTCGTATGCGGTACTGGTGACGAGCCTCTTCCTGGTGAGATAGGTGAAAGGACGTTCAATAGAGCACTCCGCGATATCTGTCGTGACTGCGGAATAGATACGAACACGAAGGTGTTCAAGGCAGGAAAGGAAGAGACTGGAAAGAAGTATCGGTTCGTATCATCCCATACCGGCAGACGCTCGTTCGCAACGAATCTCTCAAAGAAGGGAGTGCCTCTTGAGCAGATTGCCGTCATGATGGGGCATACCAGCAACGGCATGCCTAATATACAAATGACGCAGCGCTACATTGTCGGTAAGACCGAGATTGACAGCAATACACTGAGATTGTTCGGCGTCTATGAAGAAGACCTCGATAATGGTCTAGATGAGGATTAAGCTAAAACTGGAGGTGGTTAGAAGCCATCTCCTGCCATTGTTTAACCAATTAAAATAATGAATATGGTAGAAGATTATACAGTAGAAGAGTTGAATAAACTCATCAATGAGTGCCGGAAGAAGTACGAAAAGCTCGAAAAGGAGACCGTGATGAAGGCTCTGACTGGCGAGATTGGTACGAACTCCGCAATGGTGGAAGAGTTGGAGATACTCAACATCCACTATCACGATGAAATGGATGAGTACGATATAACTGCACCTGACCTGAATCCAGATCTTATCGATAACTTCAAGAGGGCAGAGCGTGATGGCAAGAACGTCATCTTCGAGGCACAGGAATATCTTAAGATCCTGGGAATGTGCGAAGAAATGTTCAACCAGAAGCTATGGGTCAACGAAGATGGCCACATATGCGATGAAGAAGGTAATAGACTTTCCGCCGACAGAGAGCATCGTGTTTTCGAAGTTGTTAAGTGCGGAAAATAAGATATTTCTAGTTTTTCATAGCTAGATTGTTTAAATGATTGTCCTCTCTTGCCCGTGAGGGTAGGAGGGGATTTTTTAAAACGGCCCCGATTAGCCAAAAATAGGGAGCTTCGGCTCCTGCAATTAATAACTTTTTAAAAATAAGAATTATGGCAAATTGGGCAATCACAAGCTATCGTATTGAAGGCAAGCAGAAGGATCTTCAGGAGTTAAGCAACCTTTGCAAGGCGTTTATGAATAAAGAGCGTCCTGTAATGGAGGAAGGAGCGTCTGAGAACTGGGAAGGAAATATCATCCTGGATCTTGGCGAAGAAATCGGTGACAACTACATTCGCGGATTTATCCATACATGCGAGTTATCAGACGGCCTATTAAAAATTTGTGCAGAGGAGGCATGGGGAGCAACGGACTTCAATAAGCTCCTCGAAAAACACTATGACGGCATGAAGGTGTATTTCATAGTGGAAGAGGAAATGTGTGAGGTCTATGCTACAAACGACGCAGAAGGCAAATACTTCAACTGTCGCTCTGTATTGACTTCGTATGTAGATGGAGAATATCACAGAGAAGAGTTTAAGAATAAAAACGAGGCATTAAAGTATGCAGCGAAACTCATTGGTCGTGATTCTGTCACAAAGTTAGAAGTTGCAAAGTGGAACGAGGAACGCAAGAATAAAGGCGTTTTTGAATACATAAACATCAATGGATGTGATATTATTGACGAGTAATAATTTAAGCCCTACGCATCACGGATAAGCGGATTATATGGAAAGAAAGACAAAGCATCTTACCCTTCTTCCCGATGGTGTTTCCTTACTATTCGATTTCAGTAAGTGCGATAATTATGCAGAGGCGATTCTTGCTGACTACATATATTGTCCAACGGACGAGCAATTAAAGGAATCGATATCTCTCTGTTTTCCAGGTAACGTTTCTGATCAAGAAAAAGTATTTGGGAATCTGAAATCGAAATTTTCGAAAATTATTCCCGGCAGAAGAAATGTGTATTACGTGGCTGTTTACAACGAGAACCACGAAAAGATTGCGGTCGTTACAAGCAACTTCTTCGGTCGTCCAGGATTGTTTTATGCAAATTTGAGAATTGATGCCGACTTGTTTGGAGATAGAGATGAGGCAGAGGAACTAATAAGGAAAGTTAAATCGAACGGAATTTGTAACAAGCAGCGATATTTAGCTATGAAGAAAGAATCTTCTGATGTACAATATAAGATAATAGAATGGAAGTTCTAGAGTATAAATAGCCGCTTATTCACTTGTAGATAGGCGGCTATTTTATTAAAAGTCACCACTAAAAACACATCAAAAACGCACTTTTTCCTTAAAAAGGGTTAATGTAAATATTTGATACTTTAATGAATAGCACGAATTCCTGTTTTTACCATAATCGAAACATCAAGCCAAATCAGCACTTTCGAGAGTTTTGTTTTTACTTTTTACTTGAATGAGCAGATTTTTGACACAAATCAGCCTGTTGCAAGGTTCAGAAAGATATTGTACTTTTGCAATGCAAGTGAAAGGTGTAGAGGCTGAGTAGTAAGCACGAAAGGATTCACAAACGCTATTCGGATTGGCAACCGTATGAGCGATCACATATGCCAAAATATAACTCCGATGGACTAACCTCTACCTCTGGTCCATTGGAGTTTTTAATTTTAAATGAGGTAATGAAAAATATCAGAATAGGAATTCAGCAGGCACAGATTGCACTGAGCGATGACAATCGTTTGGTGGCGTTTTGCTTTGCCCTTAAGATAAAGTTCCTGTTCCGTTCTTCAGACCTTCATTTCGGAACAACGAACCAGGCAGCGAAGGCTCTTGGTTTCAATAAGAAAGATTTCAAGCGATACCTGGATTCAGCTGTTGAGTTCGGTTATTGCCGTATAGATACGAACAGGTTCGGTGTGAGAAGAATCATAGCGAACAAGATTCACGAGAGTTACAAGTATAGCTACAAGACAAGAATAGGGGAAATAAGCAAACTCAGCCTACCGAACCTTAAGGGTCTTGTGCGCAAGGTTGTCGTGAGTAACAAGATTAATACTATCGAAGAAGTCATCAATACGCATGGTAGAGCCATTAACGGGCACTCGATTAAAAGTGTACGCAACGCCCGCAAGATGGAAGCTCGTATGTTGAAGAAACCATTCGATGAGAAGTATACCGGAAGTTACTCAAACGCCAAGATGGCACAAGACATTAATGGTACGTTGTATCAGGCGAGAAAAGCCGTAAAGTCTCTAGTTAAGTCTGGAGCAGTACAAAAGATAATCCAATGCACGGAAGCGAACGTTGATGCGTGCTTATGCACAAACAACCAGAGTTTCCGCACGGCAGATGGAACACTCATTGTCATCTCTGCAAAATACAGAAAAGGACAACTTAGATGTGCCAACAAATACAAGACTCTCAAAAGTCAGATTTCGAAGGCAAAAAGTGGTTCTAATCAGAAGAAAATTGAGAGAAAAATGATAGTGGGTAAAAAGTAACATATAATAATAGTAGTGGCAGAGGGAGACTTCGAGGGAGTGAGCCTGAGCCTTTTTAGAAAGAATATTAACGTCATAAAATGTAGAGATTATGAGAAAAGATATTGTTAGAGATACTCCATCATTGGAGGAGTTTTGTGACTACATAGAGAGAAAGGGCTATGATATCGACCCGTTTGCTCTCTATAAAGAGTTCGAGGCTAGAGACTGGACCACCGCGAAAGGCGTTCGTACTAAGTCGTGGACAGCATTGGTTGATGCTAGAAATAGTGTCGTGAGCCAAAGAAGAAAGAACGACCAGGCGGTTCTTCTCGGCATTCCAAAGCAGAGAAAGCGTGAAAGCAAGCAGAAATACCAAAGAAGGGTAGCTAATGCTAGGACAAAGGCTGTAAGAATGAACTACGACGAGTTCTTGCAGGATCCTCGCTGGTTCGCATTCAGACAGTTTGTGTTTGCTGTTCGTGGACATAAGTGCGAGGTTTGCGGTTCTACGGAGCGATTGCAAGTTCACCACGTATGCTACAAGAAAGGTTTGCTCCCATGGGAATATACCTGCAACGAAGTAAAGGTGCTTTGCCGCAATTGTCACGCAAGAGTTCATGGCAAGAACGAAGTCTAAAATTAAAGGTGAGAAAGTCCCACCTTTTCAAATATAAACAAAAAACTACATGCGCAAAAATCTGCGTATGTACTTAGATAAATATATTGAGATTATGAACAAGAAACTAAGATTGCTGGTGACTGCAAAGTGTCACAACAAGTGTCCAATGGGCTGCAACAACCAGTTCAGCATCGAGAAGATTCCGGTAGTTGACAGATTGGACTATGATGAGATTAGTATCACTGGTGGAGAACCTCTTCTGCCGGATTGCAACGGAAAGACAATGTGGCTTGCTCACGGAATCAGAAACGTATTCCGTACGCTCGGAATCCCTGCACCAAGACTTTTCCTCTATACGGCATGGGTTGATTACAGAACACTCCGCAATCGCAGCTATGACTTCGACGGAATCTGTCTCACGCTCCACAGCAAGCTCGATGTGGTAAAGTTCGTTGAAATGAATGATGTGATGCTTAGACACAAGAGAAATCGATGGCAGGACAATGGTTTCAATCCTGACTGCTCCCTCCGTCTCAACCTCTTCGCAGACATGAGGGCTCTCCTCCCAAAGGACATCGACCTGTCTATGTGGAAAGTGAAGGACATGGAGTGGGTGAAGGATTGCCCGGTTCCGGATGGCGAGGACTTCCGAAGAATCAAGGAGCTGTTCTAGAATATAGTTAAAAAATAGATACAATGAAGAAAATCAAATGGAAAATCGCCGCATTCGTGGCGTGGGTTGTAATAACCCTCATGGTCGTAGATGTCGGACTCAGAGGAGTGAGCAAGGCAGACACGACAACGAACATCGTAAGCGTGGCCATCCTCCTGTTATGGATCCTCGCTTCCATCGCAACGGATTGTTTAACATTCAAAAATAAGAAAGATGAAAAAGATTAAATTCGTGTTCATGTTGTCGCTGATTCTTTCAGCGTTGTGTTTAACTTCTTGCAGCGAGCGTATCGACGCAGGTTCCGAGGGTATCCTAGTGAACCTCTATGGCACTGACAAGGGTGTTGATGACGTTAGCCTCGTTACCGGCCGCGTGTGGTACAACCCATTCACTGAGGAGGTCTATGAGTACCCAACGTTCGTTCAGACCATCGACTACCCTGCGTTCACCATCAATGCCAAGGATGGCTCCGAATTCACTGTGGACCCTACCGTGTCACTGAAGATGGTTGACGGCAATGCTCCGAGAGTTTTCAAGAAGTACCGCAAGGAGCTGAAGGATATCGTGAACGGAACTTTGTTCAACTATGTCAAGGATGCGTTCCGTATTCAGCTCAACAAGTACACAACTGATCAGATTGTCAGCAACAGGGACCTGGTTGAACGTGCCATCGAGGCGCAGCTCAGTAAGGCTCTCGCCAAGGAGCATTTCCAGCTTGAGCAGCTGACTTCCGGCTTGAAGTATCCGAGTTCCATCGTCGAGGCCGTTAATGAGAAAAACAAGGCTATCCAGGAGGCACAGAGAGCACTCAATGAGGTTGCGGTCAAGAAGGCAGAGGCGGAAAAGATGCTCGTGCAGGCACGTGCAGAACGTGAGGCCAATGAGCTCAAGACAGCTTCCCTTACTCCTGCTATCTTAAAAAAGATGTGGATTGAGAAATGGGATGGAAAGCTTCCAGTTTACGGGAACGTTCCTCAGATGATGATGACAACCAAGTAAATCGCCGAATCCCCACGCCATTTTACTGATGGCGTGGGGATTTTCTTTGTTAACCGTTCAGATAGTCGATGACTTTTCGGTTCGCCTCGTCTATCTTCTTATTGTCGAACTGAATATAGAGCGAAGTCGTGTCGCTATCCCACTCACTATGGCCCAGAGCCTTGCCGATAACTTCCTTCGGAATATCAATGCTCGCCGCTATGGTGGCCCAGCTTCTTCTTGCAGTGTACCATATAATATCCTTGTGAAGCGGCTTGATTTCCTTCTTGATCAAGGCTCCACGCTTATTCTTCTTCATCTCGGTAGGTCCGATTCTCTTCAGATAATCTCCAAGCGTTCTTCTGAAGCTTGATTCCTTCGTTCCGTCATCCAGGATGCACAAAAGATGGTCCTTTCCCTTATACTTCTTGATGATTTCCATCGCTTCCGGCTCAACCTTGATGTCGTAGAGCCTGCCGGTCTTGTTGCGCTTGTATTGGATGCGCCCTCTCTTGATGCAGTCGGCAGGGAGTTCAAGCAGGTCGGAGAGATTGATGCCAATAAGGTAGAACCCGAGCATGAACAAGTCACGGTACTTCTCCATGAAAGGCTCTACCGGAAAGTCACGATACTCCCTCATCTCCTCGGCACTCAGATACAGGTACTGCTGACGCTCCGTCTTGATTGAAAACTTACGGAAAGGATATTTGGTGGTAATCTCGTTGTCTATGGCCCAGTTGAACACCGTACGTATGTTTCTGAGGTCGATGGCTATTCCACCACTCATACGACCCTTCAGAAGCTCGTGTGCCTGGAATCTTTCAAGCCAGTCCCTGTCGATGTTGTCGAAGTCGGCATGTTCATCGAAGGATTCAATCCTCTTCCTCGTTCTTAGAAATATCTCCTTGGTACTATCCTTAGCCTTGGTCTTGATGAACTCATCGATGTAGTAGAGGATATTCTTCTCTACCGATGCAGCCCTTCCGTTGATGATGGCTTTGATTTCGTCCTTCATCCTTGCTGCCGGAAGTTCGCCGTTCATATAGATATATTCCTCCACGGACGCAAACAGCCTTGCAAGCATCGCCGTCTTGGCTCTTGCGTTCGGAACACTCTTCGGGAAGATCATCCCGCTGAACTTGACGGTACTCGTGATACCGGTATAGACCTGGAATCTCTTTCCCTGATAACTGATGATGAAGAAAACCTTGAGAGACTTTCCTTCAACGTATGTCTTGATGCTATTCATACTTACTCACAGATTTTACTCACAATTTTACTCACAACTCAATTTTACTCACATATTACTCACAAAACTACTCACATTGGCGTACATTATGCACGTTTTTGTACCTATTTTGTGGGTGAAAATGATGGATTTTACTATGTTTTTAATGGTGGAAAATGATGTAAGTGGCTGATTATCAGTATTTGAGCGAGATACGGGAGTCGAACCCGCCTCACAGGCTTGGGAAGACTATCTAACATCTTAGTAACTCGCTGTTTCTGAGTGTTTTTGCTGCAATCAGTGATTACCTACTCACATATTACTCACAAAAATCGCGTTTTACTGCACTTTTGTGAGTACGTACACCATACCAATTCGGTCTGTTGCAAACTTCACTAAGTCGATTTCCGTTGCAGACATAAAGTAGGCCACATACATATCACTTCCGTCAAAGTACACAGGAGAAGTACCTGTTTCGACAGTTCCGTCCTGTTTGTATGTGGTATCAGCCTTCCATGTCTTGTAGCTTCCGAACGGCATTGTCATCGGTCTGTCCGCATCCCCATTGATTTCTACCGAGAAGTCTCCCTCTGTGCGAAGGATGCCGCCATCCAAGAATGAAATTGTATTTCCCTTCTGAATGGAGTAATGGTTTATCGGAATGGGGAAATCCTGAATCTTGCTCAGTTTCCACTTGCCGCTCATAACCTTGCTGGCATCAAACTTCTGTTCCTGTTTCTCATTGTCGTCATCATCGCTACTGCTGCATGATGTGAATGATGCTCCTGCAAGAAGTATCATTGCTGCTAATAATACCTTCTTCATAATCGTATATTTTATTATTTAACTTCTTCTAGTCCCGCATTGGTGTTGTTATGTAATGCGGCGCTCCACGTCCACCTGCTTTCTTTGCGGCGCATTGAGGGCAAAGCAACCCATAAGGTGTTATATAACCGAAGCTTCTGCCGTATCCGCATCGGTTACATATAAACTTGTGTCGAATCTTCCTACCTTCGCAAAGCTTGAACCTCGTAGTGTGCGAATTGGCTAACTCATGGCAAACCTTGGATGACATAGGATATAGTTTTGGTTGAAGTTTCACCCTTTTCTTATATTCGACTTTTGGTGCTTCGACATTTATTTCTGGTTGTTTTTGGTTTTGGGCCTTCCAACTCTTGTATGCGAATACTCGAATCATGTCTTCTGTCGCCCAGGGTAACGCTTCTTTCACCTCTTTATATACATCTATATATACTTTCATTATTATAATGCCTTTAATGAGCCAAGTACCTTGAAAACCTTGGTGATGGCTTCTTTCTTTATTTCCTGGTCTTCGTACTCCTCGTTGATTGCGTGGAGGGTGAAATGTTCATTGTCGGAACCCCTACGGATGACCTTTACAGTCCTTAGGTCGTTCTTCGTCATTATTGCATAAATCTCATTCATAGGCAAAAATTCTGTCCAGTCAGGTATGACCTTCAAGGAAATGATGTCTCCATTACTTATTAGAGGCTTCATACTGTCTCCAGAAGCTCTGCACCAGAAATCAGTTCTCTCGTAACCTGGGACAGATATGTACTTCGTAGGGGTGTTCGGTGTATCATTGTACATCTCACAGAACCCTAATGCAAAGTCAACATCGTAGAACGGCTTTGCATCTTTACCATGAATCGCTTGTCCGACAGACTTGTCGATAGCCATATTAACTAGGCTTCTATCATACATTCTTACATCATCATCATATCGGCTTCCTTCTCCTGTTTCTAACCAATTTCGACTTATCTCCAACGCTTCGCTGATCTTGAGGTAGTCTTTGGCAGTAAAAGGCGTACTTCCTTTAAGCTTTCTGCTTAGATTAGACGATCCGAGACCGACTTTCTTTGCGAAAGCGTTAGGTGTTAACCCTAAGTCTTTGATGAGAATGTTAACTCTTTCGATAACTCCATTCATAATTCAAACCTTTTAGTTATGTATACGTAACTAAAACCGGTTAAATAGTTAAGGTAAGTTAAGGAGGCGAACAAAATCCGAAAAAGACTTGCTTTGTCCGCCTTTTTGCATTACCTTTGCACTCGTGAACCGGTTCAAGCAATAAAGCAACACCGACACAAACGAAGGCGGATGCGACCGAAAGTGCCGTATCTTACATTAGCACTGCAAATATACAACTTTCCTGCGTCCCCTCCAAATTATTTTAGTTAATATTAAATAAAGCAAGATGAAAAAGTTGACAAAGTCAGACATTTTGAACATTAAGCCTGGAAAATTCGAGGTTTTTGTTCTCGATTCAGCGAAAGCTCTACTGTCTGGTCGTCAATACGCTTATCAGATTGGTAATACAGAGCCGCCTGATGGCGTAGCGAGATACAGAACCAAGGCGAACTTCAAGAATCGTACATTGGTAGTGGAGGCTGTTCCTTCTGTGTAGAATTAATAAGTATATAGTGTATGGAAGAAATTATCAAACTCGGAAGAACCGATACGATGACATCTCTGGAGATAGCAGAGATAACGAACAAGCAGCATAAAGATGTTATGCGCTCCATTAGAAATATGGAGGTAGCTTGGGAGAAAGTTAACGGGCGCAAGTTAGCGCTGGTTAATTACACAGACCAAAAAGGCGAGAAGAGACCTTGTTATCAGTTGACAAAAACTGAATGCCTCTACATCGCAACAAAGTTTAATGACGAGGCGAGAGCAAAGCTTGTCCTTCGTTGGGAAGAGCTGGAAAAGAAAGAGCGGTATCAAGTTCCTCAGTCTTTCGCTGAAGCTCTGATGTTAGCAGCAAAGCAGCAGGAGAAGATAGAGCAACAACAGCTTGTTCTAGAATCGAAGAACAAAGAGATTGTACAGCTCTCGGCTACAATCACCGAGATGCAGCCAAAGATTAGTTATGTTGATACAATCCTTTCGAGCAAGGAGACCGTTACGACGACACAGATTGCTCAAGACTACGGTCAATCAGCAAAGTCGTTCAATATCTTGCTGAGAAACTTCGGCGTTCAACGTAAAGTTGGTGGCCAGTGGATTCTCTACGCAAAGTATCTCCCTTGTGGTTACGTTCAGTCAGAAACAGTTTCTATCACTCATCGTGATGGTAGTGCAGGTTCTGTAATGCACACAAAGTGGACTCAGAAAGGAAGACTATTCTTGTATGATGAGTTAAAGAAACATGAAATTCTTCCATTAATCGAAAAATAGCCTATGCCTCGCAAGAAAGTATCAGTAGAGCCTGTCGAAAAGATATGGCTCTCTACAAAAGAGTTCGCCAAGTATATTGGCATGAGCACTGGTTATATACACGACTTGAGAAAGAGCGGTCAGATTCATCATTATATGATAGGTAACACCGCATTCTTTAAAAAGTCTGATATAGATGAGCTCATTGAAGAGCATAAAGTGTGTTGAATTATTGGTATGGTTAAAGTTATAGATTTGTTTCATTTGCTCGTGAGAGCATGTTGTTAGTTATTTTTGTTTACGTCTACAGCGGTAGACACTTTGGGGCGATGTCTGTTCGTTTAGCTTCTTTCGCCCCAAATCAGACTGAGTAGCTCAGTTGGATAGAGCATCGGTTTCCTAAACCGAGGGTCGAAGGGTCCGAGTCCCTCCTCAGTCACACTCTTTTTTTTAGTTCCGTTTAGTAGTTGAATTCCTCTCTGACGGCGCAAAGGTAAGTCCTTATACCTTATAAAGTAGGTCGTTCGGGCAGCGACAATCTTGCGTCAGATGAGAGTTTCATTGAGCGGACATGGAAGATAGTTCTTTGACATGTTGATGCACAGAAATAGTATGCGTGTAAAAGAAGTAACTGGAGAGCATCAATGGATGCCGGGACCTGGCGAAAGGACGCACGACATACGAAAATCCAGCTAATCTGCATCAAGTAAGCAGACGGACTACACCGGAACGAAGAATTGTCGGTGCAAGCACTGCCGAAAACGTTGCAGTCTGGTGAGCAGGAAAAGCTCTGAAAATCCCAAAAGATGATTTATCTTCATCATTCATATAACAAATCAGAGGAGACTGGTGTAACCGGAAGCACGGCGACAACTAGATGATACCGTTCTTATCGTCGCAAATGGGGGTGCGAATCCATCCTCTCTTCCCAATTTTCTTTCGTATTTCAAGATTTTTGATTGGTTAACTTATGTGTCGCCCAGTAGCTCAACTGCATAGAGCCGTGGTACTTTCCGCGAGGTTGGGAGTTGGAGTCTCCCCTGGGCTTCCCAAGTAGGTAAATTTCAAAAAAATATTTTTTTTCATTAGCTGACAGAGGTCGGCACTTTTTCTTATAAGTCATTTATATTTAAATTTGAGTATTAATATCCTCTTGCTTGTGAAAGTAGGAGGTACAAGCCACATTAGCTCAGTTGGTCAGAGCAGTCCAAGGTACCGACAGGCCGCAGGTTCGAGTCCTGCATGTGGCTCACTTAATTGTGAGTGCCATAAATTTACAGTTTTTGATTATCTTTAGGAGTGAGGGTGTCTATTGTCCCTCCTCCCTTTAACATTGACTTCTACTCCATCTCACAATAACCACGTGCAATCACCTCTCCTGCCTTGCGTGGTTGGCTAAACGGAGAGGTTTTATATAGATGAAAGTTAAAAACATAATAAGAATCAGTAAGGAAAATATTAATGCTCTTCGGAATCTGGAATGCGTTGAAAACGTAGAACAGAAAGGAAAGGACATTACTGTTCGCATTAAACCGGAACGTGCGGACGGTAAGCTCGAAGCCCGAAAGGGTGAATATCTTATCCAGTGGGGTAACGGAATGTGGCAGAGGTACGGATCTGAGGCTATCAATCTGCTTTTTAAAAATCCCGGAGCGGAGGCCGGCAAGACATGGGACGCGTAGGTTCAAAGAAGTATTACGCTCCTGACGGGAACGAATACGATTCAAGAGAGGAGTATCTGTACTTGCAGACCATACTCGATGATCCTGGCATAAGCTGCATTCACAGACAGGTAACCATCACGGCAATCAATCCGGTATGGATGCTGAAGCCAAAACAGCTTAAAACTAAGGTCAAGTATGAGAGAAGGTCACTGCTTTACGGGCATAACTATACTGCCGACTTCATTTACCGGGAAGGCGAGAAGATTGTGATATGTGATGTAAAGAGCCTCTATACCTCAAAGCTCAGAGAGTTCTCGATTACAACAAAGGCTGTGGTGGCAAGACTTATCGCCCACAATAGGAAACGTCATAACGGCGAGTCTGTTGTGATATTCCGTAAGGCTATCAAGATAAAGAAGGACGAGTGGAAAATCGTTGATTATCCACCGTCCGATTGTGCTATTATATAATAAGGTGTAAAATCTAAAAGATATGGTTATCATTTTCAATAGTCTCGTAGCCACAGTAGCTATGTTCGCAGCATGCGCATTCGTCGCACATCTCCTTGGGTTGGATAAGGAAGACAAGTAGTTTAATTCTAAAATATTTTAAATTATGGACAAAGACAAAATTATCGTCAGTGTAGTAATTGACAAACAGGCTCTTGTTGACAGAGCATTCAACATCTCGAATACTCCTTCTGAGTTCAATGAAATCAAGAAGGTTATCGACGGCAAAAACCAGTTTACTCGTGATATCGACGAGTTTGATGATGAAGGTAAGAAGGAAAATAACACGAACCTCTTCGCCAACATCGCATTGGACATCATTCTCAGTGATAACCAGGAACTGGCAATCACCAAGCGCATCAATTCGCTTGAGGACAAGAAGAACTCTTTCCTCGCTAAGATGAAGAAGCTCGATGAACTCCTGGAGAAACAAAAAAGCGGAAAGATGGATGGCGCTGAATGTATCCGTGAGTTGTTGAAAGTAATGAAGGAGGACGAGTAATGGGCCTAGTATCAAAGTACGGCAACCTGTATGATGTCAAGAAGAACATCATCTGCCACGCTCCTGTCACTTCTTCACATTTCGAAAGAATTTTGAAGAAGTGCAATGTACTTCCAATGATGAATGGCGTAACAACACCAACATTGTTCGGAATTCACGCGGACAAGAAATTTAAGCGTGGACGCTGGCGCCGAGTATTAACACATTAATTCATATAACAATGGCAAAAGAAAAAGCAACTATTTCTGCAACACTAGGTCACGAGTACGAGGACCTGGAGGAGCGTGAGGATTTCCTCGCCAACAACGCGGACTCTGTTGAGAAAATGGAGTTCATCAAGCGATTTAACTCTGATGAGCTGATGAAGAAGAAGGACCTGTTCGCCCTTCAGTCTGCACGTGCATCTGACATCGAGGAGGAAATCGAGGATTTCCGTGAGCAGAAAAAGGCAGAGTTGAAGCCTATCAAGGAGGAGATTTCTTCTCTCCTTAAGGAAATCAAGCAGAAGGGTAGCATGGTTAACGAGAAGGTTTACAAGTTTGTTGACCATGAAGCAAAGATGACTGCCTTCTATGACAAGGAGGGTAATCTTGTTTCTTCCCGTCCGGCAACACGTGACGAACTCCCTAGCAATGTATACTCAATTAACCGTGATCAGCAGGCTATGTAGTCTGCTTTCACATAGTTTCTAAATTCTAAAATATTTTGTAAAATGAACAATGAAAAATTGCAGATAGACCTCGCTCCTGGACAGGATCATGCGGAGATTGTTCTCCGTGAGGTAGGTAACGAGAACCCTTATAAGCTTCCTGCAAAGGAGCCTCTTAATCTTCAGGTAGACGGTGTTATTACCTGTATCTATGCCTTCCTTGAGAAGCGTTGGGGTACAGAGCAGATTGACAAAGAGCATACGCATATCCTGGTTAATCGAGAGAAGCTCGTTGTTACTCTTGTTACAAACGAGAATGATGAGCGCACTACACAGACAATCATCGGCTCTATTCAGCTGTCTCGCCAGTTTGAGGGATTCCATATCAACGACGGTCAGTTGTGGAAACCGGTACAGCTTGGTGACTTCTTCCGACTCAACCGTTCTTTCTTCGAGACGAAGGAGAAGAACATGGAACTCGTCAATCTCCTCAAGAGCTTCTCGGCGAAGGTTCAGACAACAATCAAGAAGGAATACAGCGACAATGGTTCCGTGACTGACAACTATGAGAAGGCTGTAGACTCTAACCTTCCTCCATCGTTCACTATCAATATTCCTATTTTCAAGGGCGCAGAGCCTGAGAAGCTTTCAATCGAGACTATCGCTCACGTCGAAGGCAACATGGCATTACTGACGCTTATCTCTGCTGATGCAGAATGTATCATCGAAGAATCCCGCGACAAGATCATCAATACGGAGCTTGACAAGATTCGTAAGCTCTGTCCTGAGATTCCTATTATGGAAGTGTAATGACAGAAATAGATAACAGAATAGCAAAAATGCCCGCCAAGGTGGCCTTTGCTGTACTTAACTTGCGTAAGGTGCATGCGTGCATCATGGAACTTCCACGAAGCAAGTCGGTACAGCTGGCCCGAAAGGCGGCATACCTCAACTACATTGAAGGTGAGGGTAGAAAACTCGGTAAGGTTCCACTTCATTATGAACGCCTTAATGAAAAGGGCGAAAGCGTGACGGTGGAAACTTACTTCAGATATTTAGATAGAGTTCATTAATTTCAAAATCTATACAAAAATGGATATAGAGCAGTTAAACAAAACGCCTCATAATCAGATTTGCGATTTGGCAAGAGACAGATTCATCGAGGTGTACAATCAGAAGTTCGGAGAGGGCGGAGAAGTATTCTTCGAAGAGCAGAAGGCATTCTTCAACGAAGAACTTCTCAATGGCTCGTTCAAGGGCTATCTTGAAAAGGCTCCATCATTGAATATTCACGATGCCTTCATGAACCTGGCAATTAACGGATTGTCTCTCGAAAAGGGAACTACGACACTCTGCTACCTCATGGGCTACAGCAACTACGACAAGAATACCCGACAAACGAATTATACGGCCAAGATTACCTATACAGGATATGGAGAAATCCTTCTTCGCCAGCGAGCCGGTCAGATTGTTCGTTGTGACAATCCTGTCGTAGTTTACAATTGTGACGATTTTCGTTTCGGTGAACGAGACGGTCATAAGTACGTTGATTACGCAAAGACTTATCCTCGACCTGAAAATTCGTACATCGTTGCTTGTTACGTGAAGATTATTCTTCCGAACAATGCCTACGATTACTTCGTTCTTGACCGCGAAGGTATCGACCGTCTCCGCACGTATTCGGAGAAGTTCGGAGGTAAAGACCACAAAGCCAACGCTCTTTACGGCGGAAACTATGTCGGAAACGATGGCAGAACGTATTTCAGGGATATTGATACAGGCTTCCTTATCTCGAAGACATGCAAGCATGCGTTCAAGGGCTATCCTAAACTGAAGGTTGGTCTGGGCGCTCTTTTACAGGCAGACATCGATATGCAGACTCAGCAGAAACCGTCTCAGGAAGCCTTTGGCGCCGGAGATACCGCACCTGAAGACAAAGGTGTCAAGGTAAATGTTGATAGTGATTCACCATTTTAAAATTGTTATACATGGCAGAAATTACCGAATTACAGTTGGTGCAGCAGCAGACCAATAATATCACAAGACAGATTGCGACGCTTAAGTCTGACACCGAAAAAGCCGTACAGGAAAACAAGAAATCGTATGAAGCGTGCGTGCAGGCCGGCCAGTCGCTGCTTAATGATATCGAGGCTTCCGGAATGAACGATGCTCTCGACGAGCAGGCTGCCGAATACGTGAAGAGAGCAAAGCTTACCGAAAAGTCAATGACGGAGAATCGCAAGGGAGTTACCCAGGTGTTCGATATCGTTCGCAAGGGCTTCACAATGATAGAGAATCTTATCTCGGTCAAGAATACGGACTCCGTTGTCTATAAGATTCAGGAGAAGCGCAACGAGTATGCGGCATACAAGCTTGAACAGCAGCGTAAGGCTGAGCAGGAACGCCTGCGCCAGGAGCGCATCAAGGAGGCCAAGATTAAGCTGAAGACTGATACGATTGATATCTTGAACAATCTCCTCACAGAGCATTCTTCTGCTGCGATCAACTCACTTAATAACACGTTCTCTCTTCTCACTCTTGATAACAAGGATGAAGTTAAGAAACGTATTACAGAGTGTTCTGATGTTCTTGACCTCGGACATCTGTTCGTTAATAACAAGCCTTCATACTCTTCCGAAATTGATGAGAATGATGCCAAGGAGATTATGAATGGAGCCTACAAGGAGGTTTCCGCTTCTCTTCTTGCATCTTATAAGCAGACTGTCAATGCTACACGTGATGAGCTTCTTATGAAGTTTGATTCTAAGATTGCTGAACTTCTTGGAATCAAGAAGGCAGAAGAGGAGCGAAAGCGTAAGGAAGAGGAAGCTCGCAAGGCTGAAGAGGAGCGTAAGCGCAAAGAGGAGGAAGCACGTAAGGCTGCTGAGGAAGAGCGCAAGAAGCAGGAGGAAATTCAGCGTATCAAGGACGATGAAGAGCGCAAGCGCATGGAGGCAGTGCGGAAAGTTGCCGAGGCTGAACGCAAGGCAAAGGAAGCCGAGCTGAAGGCTGCTGAGGAAGAGTGCAAACGTAAGAAAGCAGAAGCTGCTGCTGCTGAGGCTGAACGCAAGGCTAAGGAAGAGGCTATCCGTAAGGCTGACGAAGCTGCTAAGGAAGAGCAGCAGAGAAAGCTTGCGACTGAGCAAGAGAAGCGTGATGCAGAAAATGCAGCCCAGCACGCTACTGCACAGGCTCAGTCGCTCTTTGCCCAGACCTCGGTTGGAGAAACCGGCAAGCAGAAAATCAAGGTAACAAAACGTCTTGTTGTTACCGACAAGAATGCCTGGCTCGACATCATCCAGCAGTGGTGGACGATCGAAGGCTCCAAGATGGCTCCTGACAAACTTGCTTCTAAGTTGGAATTCATGCGCAAGGCTTGCGAGAAACACGCAAACAGCGAAGAAGAGTATATCGTTTCTCCTTATATTAAATATGAGGATGAGGTAACAGCTAAGTAATATGTCGGAACAACCGTTTGATCCTTATTATTCTCGTGGTGAGGTCTCCAATTCAGACCTCACTGCATTGAAGTTTGCCCTGAACCCGCAGCTCAACTTCGTAAAGGAAGAGGACAAGAGAAAGGCTTTCCATCTCGGAACTCTCGTTGACGCTCTCGTTACCGAACCGGAAAAGTGCAATCATTACGCCATGACGGTCGATGACGAGAAATATACGGAGAAGGATTGGAAATGGGGTCTAGACCGGCTTGCTGTTCTGAAGAAACAGGCAACGAAGGATAGGTTCCTTGATTTCGTCCTGAAGAATGCGGTCGGTCAGAAAACATTCATCAATCCGCACATGAAGATGGAATACCAGGGCTTCGAGTTCGAGCTTCCGGTACGCTGCAAGTTCGACTGGTGGCTCGGCGAGTTCGGCGGTGATTTGAAGACCACCGCAGCTACATCACAGGAGCAATTTGAGGCTCAGATCGATTTCGTCGATTGGGATAGAAGCCGTGCATGGTACATGGACCTTACGCACAGCATAGACCCAAGATACGGAAACCAGGACTTTATCTTTGCGGTCTCCAAGACCAAGAAGAAAGTATTCTATAAGAAGATTGAACGTGGTGACGAGTTGTATATGCGTGGTAGGGAGAAGGCTCTTGAATGGGCTTTCCGCATGTGGTGTTTATTATAATTTATTATTATGTCAGATAAACCGAAATTATACGATTATCAAGAAGAAGGTGTGCGCATGGAGCTTGCCATGAAGCGCTGTATCAATGGCGATGACATGGGAACCGGTAAGACGGTTCAGTCTATCGTCGCCATTGAACGTGCAAAGGCAACTCCTTGCCTTGTTGTTTGCCCTGCTGCACTTAAGGTTAATTGGGAACGAGAGATAAAGAAGTTTACGAACCTCCGGCCTCTCATTCTTACCGATTCCGTCAATGCGACATACGGATATCATCTTACTAAGATGAACCTGTATGATGTAGTGATATGTAATTACGAGTCGCTCGCAAAATACTTCGTCGTAAGCCTCGGACCGAAACCGTTACGGCTGAAAAACTTCCTGTTTCGTGATGAACTGAAGATTATCAAGTCTGTGATTATCGACGAGTCTGCAAGAGTCAAGGATCCATCAACAAGGCAGTCTAAAATTATCATGGGACTGTGCCAGGGTAAGGAGTATATCTATGAGCTTACAGGTACGCCCGTTGTCAATCACGCAACAGACCTGGCCTGCCAGCTTGCTATCCTCGGTCGTCTGAACGACGAGTTCGGAGGGTTTGGCGAGTTTTGTAACAGGTACGGTGAGAACGAGAATCTTGAAGAGCTTAACCGGAAGATACACGAAACGTGCTACTTCCGCAGAGAAAAGAAAGATGTTCTTAAGGATTTGCCGGATCTGACCAGAACTACCATCAGTGTCGCCCTCGACCCGGAAACGCAGGAAGAGTACGATACCTGCCAGAAAGACCTGCTCACGTTCCTTCTCGAATACAAGAGCTGCTCCGAGGAAGAGGCTAGGAAAAAGCTTAGAATGAAGGCTCTTGTCAGGTTTATGAACCTTCGCTCGATATCCGGACGAGGAAAAATGAAGGCGACTATAGAGTTTCTCCATGACACCGAAGAACAGATAATCGTATTTGCCGAGCATCGTGATGTCGTTAGTGCAATCAAGAAAGAGTTCCCTGATGAGGTTTGCACCGTAACCGGTTCCGATAGCCAGCAGCAGAAGCAGTGGGCTATTGATTCTTTTCAGGCTAGGAAAAAGAGAATCATCATCTGCTCCATCAAGGCAGCCGGCGTAGGCCTTACGCTTACGGCTTCTTCCAATGTGGTGTTCGTCGAGCTCCCATGGACGATGGCGGACTTATCGCAGTGTGAATGCCGTGCCTATCGTAACGGTCAGAAGAATGCGGTTACATCGTGGATTCTCATGGGTGCAAATACCATCGACGGCTATCTTTATAGCTTGATTATGCAGAAAGGCTCAATAGCATCAAAGGTTACAGGCGAACAGGACTCCGCTATCAAGGATGCAGCTTATTTTGACGAGCTGGCCGATTTGGTTTTACAAAATTCTTTAAATAAAAAATAATGGAAATTCAAGGAAAAGTTATTGCCGTTTTACCTGAAAGAAGCGGCGTCTCTGCAAGAGGTGAGTGGAAGTCTCAGACTTATGTAATAGAAACACAAGAGCAATATCCTAAGAAGATGGCTTTTGATGTTTTTGGCGCGGATAGAATTGCTAGTTTTGGAATTCATTCCGGTGAGGTTATTAACGTTAGCTTTGATATTGATGCACATGAATATCAGGGCAGATATTTTAATCAGATTCGTGCTTGGAATGTTACTAAGGTGTCACAACAAGCTGCCGCACAAGGTGGTGTCTTTAGCGGCAATGCCCAGTCTAGCGCACAAGCAGCACAACAAGCTATGGCAAGTTCTGCTAATGCTGCTGGCGTGGCAAACCCGACGAATCAGCAAAATCTGTTTCCACCTGAACAGCAGTCTGCACAGCAGCAAGCACAGCAACGAGGAAACTCTGATGACCTTCCCTTCTAGTGTAGAATTAATCAAACGAGCATTCAACGCTTATGTGGTTCAACCTGAAAAATGTGTTTGAACTTGAAACGTTTAGGAAAAAAGTAGCCGAGTTGGAGAACAAAGGCGCGATGGTAGAGCTGAAAGAAAAACGTGGACGTTCTTTGAAGCAGAATGCCTATCTTCATTTGCTCCTATCTGCATTCGGTCTCCAATACGGCTACACTCTAGACGAAGTTAAGACGCATTTCTATAAGCTGGTAGTGAACAAAGATATATTCCTCAGAGAAGGGATTGATAAATTCACAGGAGAATGCTATAAGTATCTCCGTTCTTCTGCTGACCTTACGAAAGACGAAATGAGCAAATCAATTTCTGATTTCAAATCGTGGGCAAAAGAGGAAGCTGGATTTGATTTTCCTGATTCTGATGAATATATCGCACTACTTCATATTCAACATGATATAGAAAGACAACAAAATTACATACAATAGCTTATGATGTTACCAATTAATATACGTCAGAAGTCAGGCGAGCTATTCCCGAATGACTTGGAAAAGCAGAAAATCTTTTGCATGGGCGCTGCGTTCTCGTTAGGCAAAGATTTATCAGACTTTGAGGAAGAAGGGCAACAGGAAGAAGTGCAACAGGAAGAAGTGCAACAGGAGGAGATTTACCCATGTCAAGAAGCTCTCGATATGTGGCTTGCATACAAGAAAGAGAAACGTCAGAAGTATCAACCTCGTGGTCTTGCGGCTCTTAAAAAGAATCTTTTAAAGATGTCGAACGGAAATCCCGAATACGCAAAAGTTATCGTTGAGCATTCGATGGGAAACAACTATTCCGGGTTGTACGCTCCTAAAAACAATGGTGTAAATAGTTATGAACAACAGCAACGAACTTTCAACAAAATTAGTTCAATCCTTGCCGACTGAATGTAGCCAAGCGGTAGCAAAATATGGCAAACAATATGCGCTATTCTTAGACAAATATCCTACTCTGCAAAATCGGACAGATGCAATTACATCTGTATATGATTCTGTAGCTAGAGGCGGTATGTCGTTTGTTAGTATTGATAAGTACTTCAAAGATGGCGCAAGCGAGTTCTGGATTAAGATAATGCTCATCGACTTATTTATGGTTATTGGAGCTATTGATTCGACTACTCCTTACCAGTTCAAGGCTATGGCACAGCGTATCAGACAAGAATACTATCACCTTACGCCTAGTGAGCTTACTAGATTCTTCTACGAGTTTTCTATGGGCGAGTATGGAGAAATCTATGTAGGAAAGACGGTAAATCCTCAAAGACTTTTTATTGCTCTCGAAAAATACATGTGTAAGCTTTATGAAAAGAGAGCTGAAATTGATTCTCAGAAGTTAGCTGAGAAACAGAAAAAAGAATATGAGGAATCAAAAAAGAATGCAATATCCTACGAAGAACATTGCCGCTTAAAGGGTGTTGATCCGAAAGAATCCCCTCTTGAAAAGCTAAAGAGAAAACTTGAAAAAGAATCAAAACTAGACAAAAATGGCAGACGTAAGTAAAATGGCAGAGGAATGGCTCAATGAACATCCTGATGCGACAAAGAAAGAAATATGGATGGCCGGTTATTGGCAATCTACCGATAACTGGTGCAACCGAACCAAGTAAATTTTAGAATTATGGCAGAAAGAAAAGTGAAACCAGAAATCATGCATTTGATGATTCTTAGCAAATGCAATTACAAATGTGAATTATGCTGCAATAAACTGTACGATATTGAGAAAATTCCAGTCGCTACGGTTAAGGAATTGAAAACAATACACACTTTGTGTATTACGGGCGGAGAACCATTCATGGCAAGTATCGACATTGATGATTTCGCCCGCAGTGTCAAGAAAAATTTCCCGAACATCGAAAACATATTCGTTTATACAAGCGGACAAATTCTTATGTTCTGTATGCCACATCTCTTTTCTTATATTGATGGTCTTAGCATTTCTCCAAAAAGCATGAAAGATTGGCTGGCTTTAGAAAAAATAGCCAACCACAGCACCTCTCGTGAATACTTTAACAATATTTCTCGCTTGCCTAGTAACCGCTTATATGTGTTTAAGGAACAGGTTCTATTTTTCGAGGAAAGATTTAAGCCAATCGCGAAGAAACTGAACCTTAACGTTCTGTATCGTACGTGGGATAAGGAGTTTAAGACTCCAGACAATGAGATTTTCAGAAGATTACCAATACTTTTAAATTAGTTGATTATGGTAGAAAGCAAAGGTAAAATCGCAGAAGTTACTAACGCAACCACCAAGCAGGCGATTGTGTTCATAGGAGTTTACTCTTGGGTTGTCGTAAGAAACCTAGGAAGAGCAATCAATAAGGCGGTACACAAGCTGCCTTGGTTGTTCATCGTTGTAACGGTAGTAATATCATTTATCGTTAGCTTTATCTTTATCTCTAAGGCTAGGGCTGAACGAGATAACTACAATCAAAAACTAGTTCACGCAACACAGCAGCTTGATAGCTATGTGGCTGCATACGGGAACATTAAATCAAAGTAATATGAAGAAATACAAACATACAATAGTGATGATCCTGCTCGTTATTGTAGCTCTCATCGCAGGTTACGGGTTTGCCTGCTTCATGGTTGAACATATTTTCCTTTCGCTCCTGATGCTCTTCTGTATCAGTTGCGCATTGGCAGTAAAGAAGGAGGTGTAGGAATGTCGGCATATAATTTCACACCAAAAGGAGCATTCTTCATCAACTACAAGGAGCCTGACAGGGAAACCGTAGACCATATCACTTCGCTCTATTACCTCATTATCGGTTCTCTCGCTACAATAACGCAGACGGCAATCAAAGACTTACACGACAATCTCAGTGAGAGGAAGGACCTGTTTAAGCATGAGCTTAAGTATCGCATAAAAGAGGCATTCTCCCGTTCTGAGACTCTTATCGGTATATTCAAGAAGTATACTACCGAGATTTCGCAGTACGAGCTCTGGCTTGATATTACAGACAGCATGGAGGAAGACCTGAAGATTGATATACAGAGACTCTTCTACACGACCGATAATATTCTTCTGAAGAACAACATTAAGGAACACAAGCTTCAGGCGTATGCATGCGTAGCTTACAACCTGTCAATCATGCTGCACGATATGTGTACGAAGTTTGATGACGTTATGAGTGAACGTGGCATCAGTTCCGGCAGCATAAGACCTTGCGGAGAATTCATACAGTCTATGTATGGTATGTATGCATCGATGAGAGAGGTTGCCAGGATCCTCATACCGGACAAGGATGCTGAATACTTCAAGGAAGGCGGTCAGATTTACAGGGCTTTGCAGGTGGTTGCAATGAAGGTATGCAATCCGGAAAGGATAGACAACGCTACCGACGAAGGACTGAAGCTTAATGGTGTTGACTATCATGGTGAAGAACACCAGAATAACGCATTCCTACCTTGGAATGGCATCCAGGTAAACTTCCTGTCACGTAACTTCGATAAAATGCCTGATGAAGAGCTCGCGAAAGCTCTTGGGCGATCTGTTGGTGCAGTAAAGGCAAAAATGAGACAACTTAAACTAAAACGCAATAACGATTAGGAGGTGTAATTATGGAAGATTTAGCTATAGGGGCAGAAATCGTCTTGAAGGTGGTTGAAAGCGAGACAGAAGAATGCAATGGCTGTTTCTTCGATGAGATATGTAGCGACATTTATAATGTTATTTGCGGAGATTTCAAGTGTGTCGCAATCGACAGAAAAGACGGAAAGAATGTTCAATTTAAAAGAGTGAAGTGATATGGAGACAAAAATTAATATAGCGGCTATTTTAAAGGATAAACCGCAAGGAACTAAGCTGTATTCCCGAATATATGGAGCTGTAGAGCTTAAAAAAGTTATTGATGTTCGTAAAAAGAAATCTATTGTGGTGAAAGAACTTAATTCAAATAACCAACATAGATTTTGGTATGATGGCAATTTCTTTAGAGCAGGGCAATGTGTATTGCAACCTTCTGAGAATATGGCAAACTGGTCTAAATTCTTATGGAAAAAGGGCGATGTACTTCAAAATAACGACCATAATACACAAGTCATTTTTGATAGATTTACAAGTGATACTTATGAAATGATAAGATGTAAGTATTGGCTGAAAGTTGATAATGGTATTGAAAGGTTTATCATAGAAACGAATGTATTAACAAAAGATTACTTTAAGGTTAGTGAAGAATTGAGCCAGTGTTACATCAATAAAATAGAGAATAGATGTGGCGGTAAGTTAAACCTTGAAACTTTGGAAATTGAAAAGAAGACTAAGTTCGAGGATGGTGATATAGCTTTTGCCGACTATGGTAATAGACAATATGTATTTATAGTATCAGGCGAAACTGGTTTATCAGAAGGTTATAACTCATCTATTTATTTAGATTTAAGTAGTCCAACTTCGAGTATAGCATTCAGAACTAGTTTCTTTAAGAAAGACCTTTGTGAACTTCGCCTTGCCACAGAAGAAGAGAAAAAACAGCTCTTTGACGCTCTCGCAAAGGAAGGCAAGGCTTGGGATGCTGAGAAGAAACAGATTGTTGATTTGAAGCCAAAGTGCGAGTTTAAGCCATTCGATAAAGTGTTGGGGCGAAATGAGAAAGATGATGTATGGGAAGCTGAACTCTTTTCTCATTATAAAGAAGAATCTCAATATCCTTTTCGTTGTATCGGATTTAGTCGTAAGTATTGTATTCCTTACAACAAAGAGACAGCACATCTACTAGGAACGACTGATGATTGGGAAGGAGGTGAGCAATGAAAGAGCTTAAAGATTTGGTTGCTGGTGATAATGTTCTAGTTACAAGTAGGTATTATAGACGTATCGCCAAGGTTGATAAAGTGACAAAGACTCAAATTATTGCTAATAACGCTAGATTTAGGAGAGATTCTGGCTGGCAATATGGTGGCGATAGCTGGAATAGGAAAAGTATATCTGTTCCTACAGAAAAGGAAATATCAGATATTAAAGAAGAGAATCTTCGTAATACTCTCGTCTACGCTATCAGTTCTTTTGATTTCAAACGCTTATCAACAGATGAGTTAAAACAAGTGTACAATATTGTAAAAGGCAAAGAAAAATGAAAAAGAATAAACACTCATTAAAGATAAGTCGTAGCTACTTTGGCGAAACTACCCTTGATGGTTATCCTATAGCTACATATTCAAATGATGAATTGAATATTCTAAAGAACCTGCTAGAAAAGGTTCTGTGTGAAGTAAATGGATATATTCATCTTTAGAAAAGTAAAGCGTATGGCACAGAAAGAATTTAGGAAACCACCTCGTTATATGGTGGGTGATATAGTTTATAGTCACGGATTTATTTGTATTGTCTGTAGCATCTATCCGTTCAATATAGATTATTCTTACGACTTGAAAGTTATTGATGGGCAAAGCTTGGGCAAAATTTGTCAAAATGATATTATGCACGTTCATATTTGGGAAGAGTTTCTTAAAAAGAATGGATGGACATGTTATCGCTCTGAAGGAGAATGTTTTGGGCATAGGTGGTATAAACACCAAGAATACCCTTTCACTTTGCGATATAATAATTTCTTGGGAATTATCGGAGTATCTTTCAATGACGGAAAAGACGATACTGTTATGATAAAATGTGTAGATGAACTCCAACATATTCTTTTTGGCTTGCAATTAGATAGCAATTTAAAAATATAAGCGTATGAATGGATTATTATCAATGATTGGTATGAAAACTGAAATGGAATACCAAATGAGTGATTTTCCTTTTGATATTCCACGTATTAGATTTAATGTTCCGAAAGGCAATATTCCTTCCGATAAGCAGAAGTGTCAGCCGAAGGAACAGCATGAGTTCACCATCAATGGTGTAAAAATTATGGCAGCTTCTAAGAAAGATGCTATTAAGAAGTTTAATCATCGTAAAAAGTAAAGAGATATGTTGTACGAAGCAAAAAAGGGAAGTAAGGCTTACGAATACATTAAAGGTATTCTCGATGCAGAATTTGAAGAGCATCAAGCCTACATGAAAAGAGTTGAAGAAGCCGTAGGTTTCAAATTTGAAAAATATCAGGGCTATCAGCCTAACAGAACTCTCACAAGAGTGTACGAGATTACCGCTATATGGGTTCTTTCTGAGCGTTACGATACCTTAGATAAGAAGGTGTGGAAGAAGGTAGACGGTGTAAAATTGGAGGACGGTTACTATATAGCTATTGCGCCTAACAAGCGTAGTAAGCAAGGTAAGGCAATAGCAGCAGTACTTACATCATATAAATCCTTTACTCATCATTTCAAAATATTGAAGGAACTGAATATCGAAGTTCCGCACGTCAGCCGATTCTCCATCACCCAGCTTTTACGCCACAAAGACCGCATTTTCGTTTACTTCGATGATAGTATTAGAGCTGAGAAGCAAAATCCAGACTTCGTGGAAATCACGATAGGTGAGTATGAAGATTTCGTTAATAAAAAGGACTAAGCTATGGATAAACTAGAATACATTCCAGGAGATTTGGTGATGACAAATGGAGTACCACTAGGTACAGCACAGAATGTCGTTTACAGAGTATCATCATCTGACCCATCAAAGACTTTGAAGTTAGACGATGGAACGGTTCTGAAAGGTGTTGTCTGCTTAGAGAACATCGAAGGTGCGGAATTTGGAGATAAAGGCTATCTCTCAGGTGACTGCTGTGCTTGGGTTAAGGATATTGTTCCTATTAATCTTGTGCCCGCAATTTTGGAGAAGAATGGATGGGATAAATCCACAGGCTGGTCTTACGCTGGCAGCGGAAAGCGTGGCTATCAGTTTTCCAGGGAACTAGATGATAAATGGGTTGAGCTTGATAGGATGACTTATGGTGACTTACAAATCTGTCAATGTGAAAATCTTAGAGATTGGAGCTATATAAATGAATGTAATCACTATTTTCATTTTGAATTTACCTATGTTCACGAACTCCAACATTTATTATATGCCTTGCATATAGATAGTAACTTAAAAATATAATGATATGCCAACAGGATTTACAGCACCAATATATGATGGTGAAGATATAACATTTGAGCAATTTGCAAATAGTTGCTTGCGTAACTTCGGTATCTACCTAAGATTTGAAGGAAAATATCCTAATCTTAGTAGATACGAAATTCCTGACAAGATATGTCCTAGTGATTATTATAAAAAGAAATACGAAGAGGCAAAAGCTGAGTACGAAAAGCATCTTGCATCCCCTAAGACAAAGGAAGAACTTGAAGCAGAGTATCTTTCTTATGTCAATGGTGTAATCAAGGGAAATGAGGATAGATTGAAAGAGAATGAAGCTCTCAAAAACAGATACAATGCAATGCTATCCAAAGTTAGAAGATGGACTCCACCATCCAAAGAATACGAGGGTGTTAAGGACTTTATGGAAAGTCAATTAATTGATAGTGTAGATTTTGATTGCCGCCATGTTTATGTGGAGAATATCATCCCTAAAGATGAGTGGATTCAAAAACAATCTAATCGCACTGATTTAATAGAGTCTATGAAGTATAATTTGGAGCAGTATAATAAATCTGTAGTTGCTGCCGAAAAGGATACTCAGTGGCTCAAAACATTTTCAGAAAGCATAAAGAAAGTAACAGAGTAATTAACCGTCCTTATAGGACATAAATATAAGTAATATGGAACAAATTTCATTAGAAGACAAAGTTAGTAATACTTTGAAATGGCTCGCAAATCAAATTGCGTGTATCCAAGTATATAAAAAGTGGGACGAAGAATTTAAAAAGGAAAGTCTCAATGATGCTTGGCAAAAAGTTCAAGAACAGTTTAAGAAAGATATTGATTGGAATGCTCTTACAGAAAGCCAATGTAAGGCTTTGCATTTTGGAAGTTGGCAATCCGAAGAAGATGTTGAGGAAGAAATTTCTTGTTTACAATCTGCATTAGACAAGGGACACCTTACAAAGGAGGAATTTGATAAGAAGGTTGCCAACAAGAAAAATGCTCTTGGACTTCGTTTGATTCCGCTATATCTCTATCCTTCATTGCCTATAGGTATTACCCTAACGTCTATTGGAGGAGAAGAGAGAGTTTTTAATGGCTCAAACATTAGTACTGATGTTAGATTTGGATACCTTGCATGGGGTATTAAACCGAAAAAAGAATAACTAACCATCCCTTATGGGATATAAATAGATAGTAATATGAATATAGACAAATTAGAAAGAGCTAACATTTTAGCAAAAAGCTTGATTCCTAAAGTAGATGAGCTTTTGAATATGTCTTCTCATTCGACAAACATTGCTCACAGTATTTATGGATTATCAGAATGTGACGAAGAGTTTAAAACTAAATTCAAGCAGCTTCTGAATGAAACAAAACAGAGATTTCAGAAAGAGTTTGACGATCTTTAGTAACTAACCATCCTGCAAAGGATATAAATATAAGTAATATGAAAAAGAAAATTAAATTTACATGGGAAGAGAAAAGTTCTTTTGATACAGAGCGTGTAGGAGCAATGTATTGTTTCAAGCGTTGTGATGTAAACCAAAATTAAAAAGTATGAGCAAAATATTCTTTAAACTTCCTGGACTTTTTGAAAAAACTGATTTGATTAAAAAAGTCATAGAAGTATATAACGCATACCCTTTTGCCTTCAAAGAAGGTTGCATAATAGATTCTGTTTATGGCTCTAATGGTGGAAGTCTAAATGGAGGCAGAGCGATTAGTGAATGCAAGCACAATATTAAGGATATATTATCTTTTTGTGAACAAAATAAGGTATTTCCAATGATAATAATGAGTAATATACTCGTTACTTATAAAGAAGCCGTTTGTGATGCAAATGCAACAATAATCCTAAATAACTTCAACGTTTCTACGACAAATTTTTGTGTCGCAAATAATGACGTAGAAAAATGGTTATTAGACAATGGAGTTGCATCTTGCAATATTATTTCTTCAACAACTAAATGTCTTAATGAAAAAGACTTAGAAAAAGAAGCGAAATCACATGGATTAGTTGTATTGCCAGAGAATCTTATAAATAGGTTTGATATAATTTCTAAACTGTCAACTGAGACCAGAAGTAAATTGGAAGTTATTGTTAATAGTGCATGTCCTTTGAATTGTATGGCAAGAAAAAAGCATTATGATTATATGTCAAGAATCGCACTTAAAGAAAAAGTTCCCAAATTCGTTTGTCCGAACTATAACTATGCTGGAAATGGATTTCTTTACGAGTTATTTAACACTCCGCAATTTGTAAGTAATAAAATGATAAATAAGTATATAAAACTTGGTATTAATCATTTTAAAATACAAGGGAGGACAGATTCTGACTATAATTTAATAGAAACATTTGCATACTATTTAGTAAAGGAGAAGTATAGAATTATGTTTAGAGAATTAGTACAACAATAATTAACCACCCTCTCCTTGGCAACAGGGAGAGGGCAAAAAGAAGAGAATATGGACTTAGTAATTACAATATTAGGTTGGATTGCATTAGGTGTTATATCTGCTTATCTGTTAGCAATAATAGGTAAAATAATCTTTGATGCTGCAACCGCTGATTATAAGTTATACAAGCATGTAAGATTGTGTCGCAAAAGATTGCTAAGACAGCGATATGAAGATTACGCTTGGCTGTTACTTCAGTTAGAGAAAGATACGGAAGTTTTCAATCTTACTCATAATACAAGAGATTGGACTTTTGAAGATTGGAGCGAATTTTATCTTAAAAAGGTAAAGGAGTATAAGCAATGAGTAAAGAAAAAGCTATCGATTTTATTAAACGTGCCCAAGGACAACTATCTAAGGGTTTTATTTCTTATAGATTCGTTAAGATGGCTCTTAACAATATTGATAAGGCACTTAAAGAGTTGGAGGATTGAGTATGACAGAACCTTACGAAGGCTATACGTGTTGGAGACTTAGAAATGGGCAGTCTTGTGACTATTGCCCAGAGTACTCTGATTGCCAAGCAAATAATTATGATAATTAATAAATAAAGTATGACAAGAGAAGAAGCAAAAACCATGCTGCCTATTATTCAGGCATACGCAGAAGGAAAACAAATTGAAATTTTTGATAAGACTACAAAAATGTGGAAAACTGTTATGCTGCCACATTTTGACTGTGATTCAAACATTTATCGCATCAAGCCAGAACCAAAGTACCGTCCATTCAAGGATGCAAAAGAGTGCTGGCAAGAAATGCAAAAGCATCAACCGTTTGGGTGGATAAAGTGTAAAGAAGGTTATTTTAGTGTCGTTTATGTCAATGACGAATATGCAGGTCTGGGAGATAAGTATGATAGCTCCATTCTACTGGCTTCAAAAAATAGCTATACAGACAATACCTTTGTAGATGGGGCTCCATTCGGCGTAAAAGTGGAGGAATAGTTATGGAAATTAATGAAAAAATAAATGAAATAATTCAACAAGCAAAAGAAGAAGGAGCTTATAAGGAAGATTTTGACGCATTTGAACAAGAGATATATGACCAAGGTTTTCATAATGCAATTTATTTCATGCTGTGGAATCCAAGCGAGCGAAGTTGTTCTAATTGTCAGTATCAACACAGTAGACAGCTATGTGGGGAAGAGTACTGCGGGCAAAAATACTGGAGACCAAAATTGGAGGAATAGTTATGGCACTACCTAAAAATTATAGTATATGGCTTGCCGTTGATTATGATGGTATAGAAAAAGCTTTTTGGAATAAACCAAAAAGATGTGAGAAACATGGAGAATGGTGGGGTGATAAAATGGTTCTTCCGCATGGAAGCGTTAAGAAGCTCATCGGAAGAGAATTGTCTTGGAGCGATGAGCCGGTAGAACTTAAGGAAGAATAGCTTATGTATAGACCGATTACAATGTATCAGATTGTTTGCGATAGATGCGGAGAAGTATTTGGAGGTACAGATACTTGCTCTGCACTATTCAGCAACAAAGAAGTCGATATTGGTGACTACTCTGATTGGGAAATGATAGATGGTAAACACTATTGTCCAGATTGTTATGAAGTAGAGGTCATTGATGGAGTGTATAACGTTAAAGCAAAGGAGAAATAGGTATGGAAGTATTAAAAGACATAAGTCAGTTAATAAAAGGTTGCGGAGTGACATTTATTAAAAATGATAATTTTCACTTCTACGAGTACCTTATGGTACACCCTAATCGTAAAACCTATTATCTATTTATAGATAACTGGACGCAAGAGGTTGTACGAATACACGTCAGCGAACTCTTAAATGGAGATTACTATATAGGTGAATATGATACTGTTTTCGTTAATAAAAAGATGATAGAATTTTATAAACGTATGATTCAGTGTCACGAGAATAGAATTAAAGAGAATAGAAATTTAAAGGAATAGTTATGACAAAACCTTACAGAATCAGACATAAGGCTAGTGGATTGTACTACCAGCCTGCAATCAATCATAGTAATCTTTCCAAGAAGGGCAAGGTGTACATGACAAATAATTCGCTATTGATGTTAAATAATAGCTATGATTATATAGCTATTAGTGTTAGAAAAGGAACGAAGGTACATGATATTTTAGAAAAGGAAATGCCATTAAAAGGTATAGAACGTTCCTATGGTGCAGAAAAAGGTAAGGACATTGGCGCATACGTTGCAGGGTATGTATAAGAAAAGTATATCATCTTAGGATTTAATGATTATACGGGTTGTATTAGTTGTTTCACTTCTAAAATAAAAAATTTTTGTGGAATGTATCACTCGTATCGATTCGCAAAGATGAAATATTTGGAAGTGATAAAACATCAGTAATATGGAAAAAGAAGAAAAATGTTGTGGTAACTGCCTTTGGATGGGATGCGAAGACATCTTAGGCAATGGATGGTGCTACAAAAAAGATTGTGAAACATCTTGTGATAAGGTTTGCAAGAAACATGAATTTTAAAATTTAAATATCAAATGGAAAAGATTTTTAGACATTTCAAAGGAGGTTATTACAGATTTATCACTGAGGTCACTAATAGTGAAACTCAGGAGAAAGAAGTTGTTTATCAGGCTATCTATGGAGAGCACAAGGTTTGGACTCGCCCTGCTGACCTGTTCTACGGAAAGGTGAACGTTGATGGCGTGGAGATTGATAGATTCTCCGAGGTTGTTGGTGTGCCTGTTTTATTCAAAAAGACCAACGAGAACGCTATTATGCCATCCAAGGCGCATGACGATGATTTCTGCTATGACTGCTATGCGGTTTCAGAAGAAGAGATTGCGCCTAATGTATGGAAGTACGGCCTCGGATTTGCATTGCAGATTGAAAACCGCAACAAACCTGCCGACATTTCTAGGTGCTTCACGCTACGCCCTCGCTCTTCTGTATGGAAGACTGGCATGGTTCTCAGTAACTCAGAAGCAACCATTGATGATGGTTTTGTTGGCGAGATTTCTGCTGTCTTCTATCACGTATTTCCAAAAATGCCGCGATATAAGGTTGGCGACAAAGTGGTTCAATTTCATCTTGAAACAAGTGACAACATCATGCTTATCGAGACGGACAAATTAAACAAAACAGAACGTGGCGATAACGGCTACGGCTCTTCTGATAAAAAGTAATACATGAACATCACAGATGAACAGAAAACATATATAAAGGAACACCCTTACGAATCTCCTTACGCAATGGCCAAGAGCTTTGGTTGCGCAGTACAGACTGTTTACTGGTGGCTACATAGGCTGCATGGGGATTCGTTCAAGGACGCAAGAAAAGAGCAAAGAGAGAAGATCAGGGAATCTGTCCGTAAGCTATATCCGGATTACTCTTCTTCCGAAATTTCCAAAGAGCTTGGGATAACAAAGTCATGTGTAACAAACATAGCAAAGTCACTTGGCGTTACTCATACCCAGGAAACGGAAGAAAGACTTCGGTTGAAATGTGCTCAGGCAATAGTAAGACCGGAGATAATAGCTAAACGTTCTGAATCTCTAAAAAAGACGCTGAGGCTTGACAGGTACAGAGCAACGAATGGTATAAAACAGAAGACACGACGCAAGTTCAAGACCATTCCGAGCAGATGTCTCTGTGCAAGGAACTATCTCTGCAATAAATACAACTACTTCTACGACAAAGATTACGGAGAGCTGCTTACCGTGTTCTACGACAGCGAAACCAAAATGTTGACAGAAGAGCAGCAGAAACACTACGAGACGAAGTATGGTATCAAGTTCCTCCAGGGAGCTGAAGAATAATTTCTGTGCATTATCTATATGTTTAGGGGTGGCTACACATCGCGTGCGGTCACCCCTTTTTGTTTATAAATCAATAACCAAATAAAAACATTAGAAAAAACTAAGAACGTTTGTGTATCTTTAATTTCCAGTATATCCAACCTAAAAATGCGAGAATGCCTATGAAAAGGCAAACTGAAGTTATCTTACCTATATTCAAAAATGCCCTGTCAGTCCTTGATAGTTGATTCTCGACATATACTTTATCTTTCGATATTTTATTTATCACTGAGATTAAGGAGTCGCATCTCTTGTGATATAGAGCCGTGCTGTCCTTGTATTCCTTGAGGCACGAAATGCTGTCCCTGAGTATCTGTACGTCTTCCTGCGATATTTCGTGATATTCGTAGTGGAATCTGTCTTCTCCAACTTTGTTACCATTGGCATCGTATTTGGAAGCCGTGCTGTCCTTTATATGAGTCTTCTCTTTGGTGGTAGACTTTACAGACTCTTTATGCGATGCTCTGTATGATTCCAGTTCCTTAATAAGCCTTGCGTTAAAGAGTGAATCCCACTTAGCCTCGTTACGCTTATCGGTGATGTATGTCTGTTTCTCTATCATACGTTCTTTCGCCTTACATCTACAGAACATTGATAGAATTAGCATTGCTACTGCAATGGCAATTACAACCTTTGTTATTTTATCTATCAGTTTCATAAGCTACTGAATTACAATCGTTACTTTTTCCTTTTTATCCAAAGCTGTCTTCATAGTCTGAATGAGCTTGTTTGTCCAGAATCGGGAATCACTAACCCAACCTTTCTTATCATTCTTACCACAAAGAATGCACCCCTCTGTATCTTTTGCAGAGTTACCGGAATGAATACGGATACCATCGAACCCTGGCACATCCTTTAATAATGGAAGCATCTTCTTGAATCTGTTAGAGTAGGTATATACGCATTCATAACTGCCGCGTGGTATTGCAGTCTGCCCATACACCTTTTTCTTCTTGATTTCTTCAAGCTGCATATCTTGGCGCAATCCTCTATCAGCATCTTCAAGGGTATTGCAGCCGAATAATTCACCGTTGACGTAAAGACGGCTGATAGTATAGCCATCCTTTTTCCAAGCTCTGTCTATTGTAATTAACATGATTGATTTCCTTTCTGTTGTTTGTATGAGTTAAAAAATGATGATAGGAAAGGTATCCTCTCCAAAAAGTACAGTCCAAGGCAATAATGTAGAAAGTTCGCTACCATCCATGGTGGCGTACCTTTCTTGAATATCTCCATCATCTTTTGGGTGATATTCATGCCATAGAAGTAAATCACAACGTAGGTAATCATTGACACACACTGAATAGCTCCATCCATTTGCCCCTTCCACCTACCAATGGTATATACGGCTGCACATAGAACGAAGTATATCGTTGCGTGACCTACGCAAATAAGTGCCTTCTTGAGTTCGAATTTCTCACCTTTAGCTATCATACCACTAAGGTATCCAAACACAAAGTTGAGAAAGAAAACCAAAGCCAATGTCTTCAATTCTCCATCAATAGGCTTTAAGTAGGCTACGACCGCTATCACGACCCCTACTAATAATTCTCTTAATCTTTCTGCCATTTTCGTTATCCTGAATAATTAATAAAAATAAAGTTTCGGCCTCTTTCTGCAAAGATAGCAAAAAAAACCGAAACTTCATTCAGAATAACGAAAAACTTTAGATATTCAAGTCGTAATATGGAAGTCTGCCACTTTCCAGGAAGGAAATACATTCATCGAAAATCTTTTGCTCGTAGTTGTACGTGTTGATCTTCGGGAACCATTTCTTTATCTTTGCGTCGTTACGCTTTACCATTTCGCCCCACAAAACGCACCAATCATTAATGGTAATGTTATCGTTCTTGACTTCGTGCCAATAGTCTTTTGCCACATCTTTAGTATGAAGCTGACCGATGAGACAAAGATGCATATCTGCCATTTCTTCGTCATAATGACACGCGTCAATCTCTCCCTGGACCTGCTTCATCATATCAAGCATTGCGCTGTCATTCATTCCGACTTCACAACAATCTGCCATGATCGTAACACAGTTCTTGATAGCCTGCATGTCATTGCTAGCTATAATGTCTTCGAATACCTTTTTCATAACCGTATATTTTTGATGTTACTTCAGAAAATACTCTCTGATGTTGTATACACCATCCTTGTCTTTCAACAAATCGAGTGCAAGGCTGTGGGCATACTTAACCAGATGTTCTGTATCAATGTCCTTAACATCTTCCTTGCCGAGTATCTTAGCAATGGTGCATCCATGGTCGCTTACAACCTGATTCATGGCAACGTACAAAGCGTAGTCATTGTAGTAAGGTTTCTCATCTGTTGCAAGTCCGAGACTGGTCATTGCATTGAGCCATGTCTGCATATCCCAAGTTGCAGCTGGATTCATTCCGTTCACAATCTCTGAAGCCTCCTTCTTAGTGAGATAGTTCTTCCACTTAATCGCACAAAGTTTCTCAACGTACTCTTGCGCCAACTCAGGGTGCTTCGACGCCATATCCATCATCATGCAGCGCATCGTATCTCCGAATGTGCGCATATACTTTACATTAGTTGATGATGCCATCATTCCGTAAAGCTCATCAAACTTACTCATAATGTCTTTTGTTTCCATATCTTGTATATTTTAACCTATTATCAAATCTTTCAACTCGACAAAGTCCTCCTCTGTGAAGTTGATGCTTCTCTTGCTTCCAAAGAGGATAGCGGTGGCAATTCCATCCGGCAGGTCAATAGACACAACGCCTTTATCGATATGTCCGTGAATAAAACCTACATCGAATTTGTAATCTTCCACGGATTTTAGCATCTGCATCATATCTTCAAATATCGTGTTGGCATCTATGTTGCCGTCTTCATCGGCGATGAATAGGGTAGCGTTGTCAATGCTCTTGCCCCAACTATCTTTGTGCTTGGCGATGATGTTGTGCGCCGCACGTTTCATGTACACTGATGGTATGGCGAGCATCTGGTTAGCCTTAACCATATCGTCTATTCTAGCATCTGCCCACAAATCAAGCGATGTAAGCAGTTTCTCTTTCAATTCTGTTACGTTCATTTCTTAGTTCCTCCCTTCTTTGTTTTGTTGTACCAAGCGAGATATTCTTGCCAAGTCTTATCGCTATGATTAGTCATATAATCGTTGAGCATAGCAGATTTCTGCTCCTCTGCCTGCGCTACTTCTTTTCTCAGTCGTTGCATCAAGGACAAGTGTTTCTTCAATGCCTCCTGTCCTTGCTGAGTGCTTTCGATACGAGGGCGTATGATGCGCAATTCCTCGTCTTGTACGAGCTTAGACACATACTGCAAGCTGTTGACGTATTCTTGATTCTGCATCAAGTACTGACGTTGTGCGCCCGTAAGATTGTCTTCTATCTTGTCTATCTCATCCCATAAAGGGGTGGAAGACTGCTGCGCTTGCATATTTATAGATGCTCGCTTCTGCTGTATTGCCTCATACACCTTTTGTAGTTCGGCATCCATCGTTGGCGGCTGCTGCTGACTTGTGCCCATATCAAGCAAAGGGCTGTTTCCAAAATTCATCATAATCAATATCTTTAAGTTGGTGATATATTATAGAGAGGTGAGAGGGCATCCACCAACGAGGGCAAACACCCCTCACCAACTCATTTCTTTTTAGTCCTTTTTACAGACTTTCTTGCTCTGTTACGCTCCTGTAGTGGGAGTTGATGTTGCAGCACATCCGCAAATGCTTGCAGATGGGAGAACTGTAACAGTAGGAGTACTCTGGAGTCCGAGGACACCATCAATCTTGCGGCAGCACTTCTCGTTAACGTAAGCCATCATAAGCTTCTCCTTGTAAGGAGTGAGGGCTTCCATCACGGCTACCTTCTTGTCGAGGTCATTATACTTTGCTTGCAACGCATCGTACTGGTCTCTCTGATTCTTGTACAAGCCGAAATCAGCATCAACCTGAGACTTGTAAAGACCGAACTCAGCCTGCATTGCACGGCGGTTCTCGGCGTTGATAGCATCGTTAGCACCCTTATACATAGAGAACTTCTCAGCGATGTCTGTCTCTCGCATAGCGTAGAACTTGTTAGCGGTGTCGAGCTTCATACCGAACATGTAGGTAAGCAACTTCACCTCATCATCGCATTCCTTCTCCATTACCTGCAAGGCAGTTGGCTGATTTGAACTTGCGTTAGCCCCATAGGCGTTGATGTTCACGTTCTCAGGCATATTGCTGCCACCGAGTGAACCAAACACGCTGCGGTTATTACCGCCAAGCAACCAAGCACCAGCACCGAGTGCTGTGCCGATGATACCAAGGGTAAGACCAGCATTACCTGTTGCCTTAGAAGCATAATCATCGTGCTTCTTTCCCTCTTCGTAGATTTTTTTCTCTACGACCTTTGCATCTGTCATTTCCATAATACAATCTTTTGAAATCCTTAATATTAACTAACACTATGTAATCGATTACGGATGCAAAGGTACAAAGAACATAGAAGAGCAAATATAACTCTATCACACTTTCTTTTAGTGGTTGATTATCAGTGATTTAAGGTGATAGTAGGTAATATCAAACGCAAATACAGTAGCGACGAAAACAAAAAATCCCCTATACCACGCCAATAGTATAGGGGAAATATCACATTCCTACTCGGAAAAGTGAAGCTCGATAAAATATTGCAAAGATAAGCAATAATTCCGAAACCACCAAATTTTTCGTCATTAATTTGTTAGATACAGGTACAATCCTTCCACGAACCACATTATCAATATCATAGTTGACATCGTTACCCAAGTAAAGAAGAACTTATCTATCGTTTTATACTTATAGGAAAGGTACAGGTAAGCAATGAACGTGCTGTTGATAATTACCAGTATCGCTACTATAATCAAAGTACAAAACATATAATCCATACTCATATATGCTCGCTTGACCGTGCTGCGATAGGGCTTATTAATACGTTATGATTTTCTCTTGCTCTTGATAAAGTGCAGTATATCCCACTTCTTCCAATATCGGGTGTGCCCACGTTTCTTGCATTCGCCATGGGGCAAATCGCCCCTAGCCACCATTCTATTCAATGTTGCATCAGAAACGTGAAGCTTCTCCTTAACTTCCTCGGTAGATAGCATCGGGTTGAGAGCATACGGCAGATAGTTCTCACAAAGGTCTTCTATCTCATCGCTGCTCATTCCGCAAGCAGTTACCTTCTCCCCTCTCTTCTCTTGCTCGTCTGCTCGAA